GATGCAAGGTTACTTGTAAAAATCCAGACACATCTTAAAAAGTGTTCGCTAAGTACATTCAGATTTTTGGTAATTGCTTCAATATACATTTCTCTCATAGATTTTTCCTCCCTTTCAATTTTTTCTTGAAAAGAGATACTCTCTATGATAAAATATTTCACAGAGAGTTATCTCGGTTGATAAGAAGTTGTTTTCGTTGGTAGCGTGGCAACTTCTTATTTTTTTTGACCTTTTAGCTTTTCAATCCCCGCCCTTATAAGTTCTAATATGGAATATCCACTTTCTGATGAAAATTTCATAATTTCATCTTTTTCTTGCTTCGATACTCGAACATAAAGTCTTTCATTCATAGGATTGTCAACTTTAGGTCTGCCTGTGCGTGGAGACATTCTCAGCACCTTCTTTCTGTACGCACATTTAATATATAATAGTACGCACAAAAAGTCAATACCTTTTTGAAAAATTTCCAAATCCACAAATCACTAGCTGATATTCAGTTGTCAATGTTCAAACAAACAGGGGCATTTCTGCCCCTGTCATTACATTTTGGAAACAAGCGTTGACAGCTTGCTTTTTGTCATTGTGCGCTCCTCCGGGGTCATGTCGGATATAAGCTCCGCCATATCCTCCGAAAGCTCTTTCATATATTTTTCAAGGTCATGCATCTTTGCATCCTTGTCTTCTGGCGTATTGCCTTTGTGAAGCTCTTTGCTTTCCATGTAGCTTCTGCGGCTCATTCCGCTTTTGCCCTCTCTGCGATCACGCATTCCACCTTCTGATGACATTTTAGGCTCGGTGTAATACATTCTGCCGGAAGAAAGATCCATATCACGGTCGTGTTCCATTTCCCGGTACATTTCCGGTGTCATGTGCCAGTATGGAGGTTCTTCATATCCGCGGCGCGTACCTCTTCCTTTTGGGGCAAATCTGCCGTTTGCATAGCGGTAGTTATCATAAAATCTTCTGCCGTCATCGAATCGATCAAACATTTCCATTGTTTCATCTGCACTGGATTCTTCCATTGCTTTCATCAATGTACGATAATACATTGCTTCTGCAAGGTCTTTCATCATGTCTGTAACCTGTCCCATTTCACACGGGTCTATATTTTCAATTCCTTTGTCAATTTCGCATTTAGCACATTCAGACAGTTTTTCAATCATGTCGTGCATTCTCATAATATCCATAAAACCGCCCCCCCTATGCTTCCCGGACCGCAATTAAATTGCTGTTCTGAACCTCGATTGCCTGCGTAGAAGTATTCTGTACCGCCACCGTTACACAACAGCCGCGAGGAACATCCACATATGCCTGCGCCGAAACGTTAAAGAAGTTTTCAACTGCCGCCGGTGTAACAATCATTCGAGTTGACTGCAACGGTTCTCCGTCAATTGCAATAGCAAGTGAAATAGCTTCAACTGTTCCACCGGTAGGAATTTGAATGTTTCCAGAATAAGATACCAAAAATCTTGCCCGGCACTGATTTGTAAGTCCTCTCAATTTAACAATGCCGCTTCCCTGTCTATGAACAATACATTTTGTTGCGCTTGCCGGAGTTTCTGTAAATGCCACATCTTCTCCCTGCGCAACAGTTTGAATTGCAATTCCTGTAAATTCTGCCATAATTATTTACCTCTCTTTCAAAAATAAGGGCAAACATTATAGTCTGCCCTTTGTGTTTATAAGCAATACTGCACAGCAGACATAATCGAGTTAAACTCAATTAAGATACTCAATTATTCAATTTTGTGTAGCAGCTACTTTTAGCAGCTACATCCTGTGTTGCATCCACAGCCATACGCATAAGCGTTAGGATTTGGAACAACATATGCCGGGATTGCAGCCGGATTTACAGCGTTGATGATCTGCTGTGTCTGCGCTGACATTGCAGTAGTGAGCAATGCAGACTGGCGATCCTGTGATGCGGCTCTTCTTAAGTCATTATTTTCTGCCTGTAAGGAAGAAATCTTTTCCTGACACAGGTAATCAAGGATTGCCCTTGTTCCTGCCTGCTGGCTGTCGATAATGTCTCTTGTGTTGCTGTTCATGGTGTTCTGCAGTGCACATGTGTTCTGCGCCATATTGTAGTTCACACCCTGGATAGCTTCTCTGGTTTCGCAGCAGCAATTAGCCAACTGGGACTGCAAAGCATTCTGCGCCTGCATAAGTGTCACGTTTGTGGTATTAAATCCCTGCTGTGTCTGGTAGCCAAGGTTGCAGATTGCATTGTCTACACCATGGAAACCGTTCATAACGGCGGTATTCTGTGCGTAAAATCCATCACAGAGACCATTTGTGATACCATCTAACTTTCCGATGATAGCCTGCGTGTCAAAACCACGCTGAATTGCAGAGTCGGTGTATGCAGATGCTGTCGCTCCCATACCTCCGTTTCCTCCCCAGCCATTGCCGCCAAAGCCGCCCCAGCCAAAGATCATAGCGAAGATAATGATAGCCCACCAGCCATCGCCGCCCCACATACCATCATTGTTTCTTCCGTTTCCTGTCACTGCTGCAATATCAGCAAGACTAGGCATTGCATTTCCATTAAACATTTTGTTTACCTCCATCTGATCTATTTACAAATGGGATAACCGGTTATTTTGCGCGCACCCCAAAATGTACTAATGATTAAACATACTCATAACTTTCTGTTTTGCTTCATCTACCGTAATTCCTCTTTCTTTACAGAGATTCTCTGCCATTGTCTTAAGTCCACCTGTATCTCCGCTTTGATACATTTGCATGGCATTTTTTGCCATAGGATTGTTTTGAACCTGCGGAGAATTCATCATTTGATTTAACAATAATTGTGCCGGATTCATTCTGGATCACTCTCCTTTTTTACCTGTGAAGTTTTTCTTTGACTGCTTGGAATTTTATCTAATCGGTTTTCTATCTGTTCAATCTTCCCAAAAAGTTCATCAAACTTCTGCATAAATGCACCTGTGCACTCGTCTGATAGGTCAAATTTCAATTTTTCAGTATCATGCGATAAATTGCTAACAGTATCATGCGAAACTGGCTTAAAAACGATTGTGCGAATTGTGCCATCTGCGTTCCAACTTTTAGCGTATATTTCTGTCATATCCTGTTTTGGGAAAAATGCAACGCTGCCATCCATTGGCACATCATTGGCAGTGATGTTTTCTACCGCCGGAACTACTTTTCCATTTATGCCAAAAGTTTGAACCGGGATCTGCTGCTGAATTTGCTGCGGTGCCTGCATATAATTTTGTGTATTATCAATGCGTGGCTGATTCATATACGGATTGTATGCGTACTGCTGCCCGTATTGCTGCATCTGCTGATTATAAATCGGATTCTGGTATGCTCCGCTCATATTCATCCTGTTTGACCTCCTCTAAAACATCTTCTATTGCGTGTATGATAGACGACTGCGTTGACAAGTCCAAGGACTGTAACTCTTTTCTGGCAAAAATTTTTTCAAGAACTTCATCTGAAAACACCACCATCCCTCCCTTTGATTATATTTTTGCATAAAAAAAGGCGGCAAAACCGTCACGATTCCGACAGTTTGCCGTCAAAAAATACAACAAAAAAAGAACGCATTAAGCGTCCATACATCCGTTCGTGTTACCTTTAGTGTTACCTTTGATTTTGACCTTTAGAAAAGACACCATTCAAAAACTCCTTTCTTTCAGTAAAATCAAGGCTTCACAAGGTTTTCTTAAACAAAAATAAAGTAGCGGAAGGGAGATTCGAACTCGGTATCAATTCTCTCAAACCCGCATAAATACTGAATTTCTTTATCTCCAAAGGTGTTACCTCGTGTTACCTTTTACATTGATAATGCTTTTGCAATATATTCCTGCATTTCACTCTCTGTCTTGTTATTAAAATAGTAATGATCGAGAGTTGTTCTGATATCTGTATGCCCCATTTGTGTTTTTATTACCGATTCTGGAACATTTCCATCTATCAACTTTGTTGCATATGTCTTTCTTGCCTTGTGAATTGAACGTTCACCAATTCCTATTCTATCACATATCACATATAGCCGCCTTGTAAATGCCTGACCTTTTATTCGTTTACCGTTTTTCATAAAAATATATTGCCCAAATGGATTGAGCATTTTTATTTTTCTCATAAGTTCTTTGGTATCTGCGGTAATTATAACATCTCTAAACCCGGCATCACTTTTAGGAAAATTTTGAACATCAAATACATATTTGCCATTATCATCTCTATATCTTATTTCTGTCTTTGATATATGTATCTTATTTTCTCCGACATCAGACCATGAGAGGGTAGATATTTCCCCAACTCTCAATCCTGTTTTAAATGCCAAAATAATGCCAAGTTCTATCAATGTAGGCTCATCTTCCATTACAAATCGTTCAATTAAAAGTTCCTCATCCTTAGAAAATACCAATTCGCAGTCTGACTTATGGTTCTTTTTAAATGACTTTTCCGAAATTTCCAAATCACCCATAAAACTGGTTATGCTCAGGCTGGTATAATGTTTTTTCTTTGCATATTTGAAAATTCCGTTAATCAATATCCGCATATCAGAATAAGCTTTTTGCGTAAGTTCCAGTTTTGAAATAGCTGTTTTTATGAATGATTCCAATATTTCTTCATCAATGTACCGGATTTTTCTATTTGCAATCGGCAAATACTTATTTTCAAAAAATCTTTTAAAATTTGTCTCGTACTTGTCCTTTGTCTGTCTTGTTATTTCACCATATTCAAGTTTTTCAGAAATCCAATTAGAATATACCTGAATAACTGTAGGTTCATCCTCCTTAGCTTTATAGAACTTTACTATTTCATCTTCAATTGCTTTTTCAGATGTTCTCTTTACAAGTCTCTTTCCTCTCTTATTATCTTCATCTGGCAAATATGTGTAAAACTTTCCATCTTTTCCTTGCCAAATGCTGTAAGTGTGTTTTTCAATAAATTTTTTCCTTTCGTTCATTTCAATTTTTTTCTGAATGGTGTCTATGTTGATAATACCATTTTCGATGGCAATATTCAACAACTCACTATTTGAAAGATTTCCCGTTTAACTCACCTTCTAACTTTTTTACTTTCTGTTTAATATCAAAAATTCTTCTTTCCACTGTTCTTGTTGATACGCATAGTCTCATGGCTATTTCTTTTGAAATAAGTCCACGGGCAAGAAGATAAAATATTTCTTCTTCCTGCTCCGTGAAATTGGCGTTTTCAATAATTGTTTCAAGCTCTGGCTTAGTCAGTTTTGAAAACTTCATAAGCCACTATCCTCCAATATTTTATTCTTCTCCCCGCCAGATCTTCGGTGTACCGTCCATCATTGCCACATATACTATTGCGGAAGGTGGTATGATGATCGCTTGGTTTTTTATCTGGTCCTAAAATAAACTCATCTGGTTCTCGTCGTACTGATAAATGCATCCAGTCATGATCCTCCCTAACTGACGCAATCTCTCCACCCGTGGTTTTTGCTTAAGATTTGCCATATAATTATTATCCACTTCCGGCGGTATGGATAAATAACATTCCTCCGGTAATGGCAACTGATTTTCTGTGCAGATCTCGTGGATCTTTGACTGATAATAAATGATATGATTCCGTGTCAGATTCATGTTGCAGCCATCCGACCAGAACGGATCATTACACCCGTTCTGATTGATATCTTTCCAGTGTTCTATTTCTCTGCGGATGCACTGGCAGTACTCTTTCACTTTATCTTCTGCTGTCTGGATCATGGCAGCACCTCCGGAAAATCCTCGATCTGCATCTGTCTTATGCAGGGTTCGCCGTTAAAAAATCCTCGATACTCATTTGACCGACCGGGCATTCCATAACATTTCCTTTCACAGCTATCTCTAAGTTATTTACAGCCTGTTTATAATAGCTTTCTTTCAATTCGATGCCGATACCTCTACGTCCCATCTTTACGGCAGTATATGGTACTGATCCAATCCCTGCAAATGGATCTAATACAATGTCATTAGGATTCGTCCACAACTCAATACATCTCTGAATTACTTCGAGCTGCAACGGGCAAATATGTCTCTCGTCTTTGTCTTCTCTCGCGGATCTTTTCTGCAATGTATCACTCTGCCGGATATCCATCCACACTGGACTTGCATAATTCTGCCATACATCAACTGGGAACGTCTCATGTGTATGTGATACACGTTCTGGGTTTTCTCCCGGCTTACGCATTGTAACAATATAATCTGGAATTCCCTGGCGATTCATAGTGCTGTCTTTTCTGATTTGCTTATGTAACAACCCCAGTGCTTTTGTTCTCTGCATTTCAGTAACCGGATTTTTCCAAATTGTGACTTTACTATGATAAATAAATCCGCAATCTTCAAAAATTTTTCTAATAATTGCCGGGAAATCTTTCAAACCGATCACTCCATCCCGCTCTTTCATAAGTGGCAGATCCATGCAATGAAAACTTAATAATCTCCCCGGCATGGTCACACGGTACAGCTCTTTTGCAAGAAAGATAAAATGATCATAAAATTCATCATCCCCCTTACTGTTTCCCATATCTCTGTCACTGTTTGAATATGTATACAGGCTTGCAAATGGCGGAGAAAATATAGTGTAATGGATGCTATTATCTGGAATAGCTTTCACGATCTCGCATGAATCTCCATTGTAAATTGCATATCTGTTTTCAATGATCTGCTCTAATACATTCATTTCTCAAATTCCTCCCATTCTGGTAATTTCATCTCAATTTCCGGATCATAAGGTGTACTGATCCGACATGTACTTTTTAGTTCTTTTTTTGTGATTTCCTTTGTAAGCTCTGTCATTTCATGCTGCATCTTAAGGAAATCAGCCTGTTTTCGCTCTATATTTTCTTTTACGCATCCCTCTTTTGCGGAAATGATAATATATACATTTACCGGCTTTTTCTGTCCGAACCGATAACATCGACGTACCGCTTGATAAAACTGCTCATAACTATCTGACAGACCGGTAAAAATCATATTGTGACAACTCTGCCAATTCATACCAAATCCTGCAATAGACGGTTTTGTTACAAGGCATTTAATCTTGCCTTCTGAAAATCCGATCATTGAACTGCTCTTGTGATCAGGTTTATCAGACCCTTTTACCTCAACAGAATTTACTATCAACTCATGTAACTTTGCACTCTCATCATTCAGATCGCACCATATAAGCCATTGTTCATCTGAATTATTTGCAATTTTCGCAGCCTTTTCACATCTAAGCGCAAGGCTACCTTTTCTCGCCTGTCGCCGCTCTGTAAGTGTTAATGTTTCTTTTATTGGTTCATCTCCATCAACAATGATTTCTTTTATATTAAGCTGTGGCAAGTCATATCCAGACACCTTATATCCGATATTTGCTGGATTATCTATAAATACACTGAATGTTGCAAGCCACTGCCAGAACACATCTACCGCATGACCTTTCAATCTCCACTTGGAAGTCTGTCCGCCGTCATGTACAAAAAACATGGAAAGCATTTCTGCTCTTGTCATAACTCCACAAAATTCTGAATGGTTTCCCAATTCCATGTAATCATTCGGTGCTGGTGTCGCAGTACAAGCCAGCTTATACGGTACGTCATGGAAGTTCTGAATAATTGATGTTCTAACCTTTCCTGAATAGGACTTCAAAATACTGCTTTCATCAAGTACAACTCCATCGAATTCATTTGCTACGAATCTATCCAGTTTCTCATAGTTCGTAATATTGATCCCGTCAATACATTCTTCCTGTTCCTCTACCACCTTTGCATCATATCCAAACTTCTCGGCTTCGCGCCGTGTCTGCTCTGCTACTGCCAATGGTGCAAGAATCAGTATTTTCCCGCCAGTATGCTTATGTACCTGATATGCCCATGATAACTGCATCGGTGTTTTTCCAAGTCCACAATCGGCAAATATACATGCTTTTCCTTTTTTCAATGCCCACCGAACAACATCTTTCTGAAACTCGTATAACATCGGATTCAATTCTGCCTTATCAATATCAAATCCACTACTCTCTAATACGAATCTTTTATTTGCTAAAAACTCTTTATAATTCATTTTCTTCAAAAGGAACCCGGCGCGCCTTTTATCCGGATAGGTCCCGGCTCCTTTCTTAATGTTTCTTGTAATTTCAAAAATAATGTGTTATCATAAAACCCTAAATTATTTAGCAATATAGCTCAGTGGATAGAGCGCGCCTCTTAGAAGGGCATGGTCGCGGGTTCGAGTCCCGCTATTGATTACAACGCACCTACTTTGTTAGGTGCTTTTTATATGCTTTTAAATCATCCAATCTAACGGAAAACCTCTCACTCCTTTCAATTTACTTTAAAATCTCATCTAAGCAGGCATTCCAACCAACTTTATACGATGGTGCAATCCTGTCCGGCTGTGGATATTTTCCGCACACTTTCATCTTCTCCGGCAGTTCCCGGAGCTGGCACCAATCCGGCTTTGCTTCTTCACTATTTAATGAAAGCTCTTCAGCGCATCCGCATCAATTAATCTTCCCATCGTTCGCCCTCCTGTTCCATGCTTCTACTTCTTTTCTCTTTGCGGCATTATAAGAACCCGCCCAAGTTCCACCGCTTCTTCCGTTACAATTATCGCAGATAATCTGTGCCCAAAATCCTTTATGTTCTCCCTGTATACGTTCGTAATTCATGCTTGCTTTTCCTCCGCAAAACGGGCACGGTTTAAGTTCTTCATTCATTCTTCGTTTTCCTTCCATTTCTCACATGTATCATCCAGTCCACGGAAATCTGCACAGTGTTCACTGTCTCCATTGCAACAAACGCCCTCATATTCAGCGTAGTATTTACATGTACTGCAATATTTTTTTGTTATTGATTCACTCTCCGTCATGACTCTATCTTTCATTTCTGCCAATTCCTCCTGACTGAATTTTGTGTAACTGATTCCACAATTTGTAAATCCTCCTGCTCTATACGCTATGGTTCTCGGCATCCTACACCTCCAACAGTTCCGGATTATCAATCGCATTACCGATTACCTCTATTTCGCCGAAATCAACATCGAAAAATCCGTACATAGCACATCCGCATTGTGCCAGTTCCCATGCTGCGTAATTCTCACTCCATCTAATCAGATATGGCTCTTTGTCATCATCATTATGCTTTATGGCAATGTCATTCTCGAAGATCAGTTTGTTGTTCTTATTAGGCATTGCGGTGCACTGGCAGACGGTTTCTGGGTCTACTTCGACCATGTTCGGGATATCATTGGTCATTCCCCATAGGATATATCTTCTCTCCCAGATACCATATAAATATCCTTGTATCCATTCGCCATTATCTTTCCGCTTTCCACGGAATAAATATCTATTCTCCATCACGTTTCACCTTTCTTTCTTTGATCTGCTCTAACATGATCCTCGATACCTCTGGAAGTCTTAAGCTCTCCATGCATCCATTATGCAGACCGCTTTCCTCATTCCACTTTGCCACCGGGCATTTCTTGCAGAGAGTGTTCGTGCAGAACTCTCCGATCTGCCGGATAGTCAGTTCTTTATCTGTCATGTGCACTGTTCTCATCTCCTTTGCAAAATCCTCTATGTTCATGCACGGAGAAAGAAATACTTCCGGTCTGCTTCATGTAAGTTAATTTTTCTCCGGTCAACTCGCATTTGTGTTTACGTTCGTTCAAATACTGACATCTTCCATCACAATACATTGCTTTCCCCCTCCATTTCTTTCAGCTTGGCTTCGGCTTCCTCTCTGGTAAGGAATATCCTTTCGCCAATGTCGCACGGTAAATAGCAACTCTCATCCATATCAGCGTCATTTATAACATCAATTCTCATAATAGTTCTGTCTTTATGAATCTGCTTGATATATAACTGGATAACGTGCATCATAATAACTGGCTCTTTCGCTCCTTTATTTACCCGATACAAAGTATCTCCAACCTTGCACGGCAACCGCAGAAGTAATCCCTGCTCTTCGGCTTGCTCTCTATTTGCAAGTCTTTCCGCAATCTCTTCCAGGGCTTTGTATCTTCCATCTTTCGCAAGCTGGGTAATGGTAATTCCCTCATCATCCGGTAAATCTGCTGGATGAAATAAAACTTCTCCATTCTCTGCCACATATGTTAATCTCTCCATGCTATCCCTCACTTTCTGCCTTAAGCCATTGTTCCACCTCTGTAACAGAACACATTGCTACGCCGCCCTCAATGGTCTTTACGCTACCCTGCTCATATGTTTCGATTGAGCAAAGGAAATCTAAAAGTTCTTCATCCGTCATGCTCCGGATCCGGTCTGCATTGGTCTGCGGTCTGCATTCTTTCACAATCTCAAAGCACTCATCCTTCCAAGCTAAAACATTTTCTAGCTTATAGGAACTGTAGCCAACATGATAATAGTCCTCTCCGATTTCCTTGTACTTAATTTCGTAATACGGCGCTTTCCCTGTCGTTGTGACGATAACATCTAGGCAAGAAACTTTAATGCGTTCCGTTTTGCTGTCCCGTGCCGCAGTTCTTATACACTCAATCATGACTTTCCTCGCTTTCCATGTACGGCTCCGGCAGTGGCATCCAAGCTGTAATATTTACGCTATCAGTATCATCTCCAATTACAAACCTTCCTCCCAAAAATTGTACAAAACAACAGCGGTTCCGGTATGTATCCCAACCGATTATACTATTAAGAGATTCTTCTGGCAGTCTCTCCGTTACCGGAATCCACCCACCAGTCTTTTCTTCCTCTGCCAGAATTCTGTTGACTTCTTCCTCTGAAATCACTTTCGTAAGCGGCGAATATCCGCAGGCTTCTGTTAATGATTTAACTATCCGGCTTCTAATTCTGCTTATTTTCATTCTGATCCTCACTTTCTGGTAACATAGCATATTTATAGCTACTCATTTTACCGTCGTATGTGCTCCATGACGTTTTTCCGTAATCCCATGTATAAACCGTTTCATCTTCATATTTTGCAAAATGTTCTTTGCTCCACGCAAAAAGTTCAGAATCTCTGACCAAAATCGGTGTATCGACTGGAACTTCGCTCCAATCAACATACTGGCTGTTCGCCCATTCTTTTGCTTTTTCTCTGCAACGACCAGCATTTCTAATGTCATTATCGCAAAAATCGCATTTATTGCAGACTCCCCTGCATTTTTCCAGTTTCCCATTAATTAACGCAATATTGTATCCATCACACGCAATATTTAAAATCTCTTCCGCATATTTTTCTCTATTCAGCATCCTTTTTCTCCTTCCCGTACCGTAACTGATACGGTACTTCTCTGAATCTTTTCAACGCATCCTGGTCCGGGTGCTTTGTCGGCATTGACAAGTTATTATTCATTTTTCCGATAATTACGCGGCGTTTCTTACCTTCTTTCCACATTTATATCTCCCCCTGCCTCTTCTGATCTCTCTTCGGGCACCAGCGCGGGGAACTCTTAATCAGCCTGCATATCTCTCTTTCTTCCCTGCGGCAGTAACATAACGCTTTCATATCCTCGTCAACGCGTTTCATCATTCCCCGGCTTTCGCATTTGTTACACTCCGGTGCTACCTCGTATCCATCATTATCTGTGGCATTCCGTAAATCATTTGCATTGATGTAATAAACAAATCCACCATACTCGCAGCCACCATTAAAAGCCGGATAGATAATCTCACGGAAAATCTCTTTAACCGTCATTCCCTTATCCAATGCTTTTATAATCTCATCCCGGTACGGCGAATACATGCTTTTTCCTTTTCTTTTACCCATTGTTCCGTCCTCCCATCACTTTTTGAATCATTTCTTCCCTGTGTCGCTCTGCGATATGGTCCCGCACCGACTCTTCCGGAAATGCGATCTGGTACGTCCGTTCCTTAATCCGGTTCGTGATCCGATCATCATACTGCAATGTTTCCAGTGACTCATTACTTGTAAAAATCGTTACTTTCCGGTTTATATAACGCTCATTGATGATCTGATACAGTTTGTCGTTGATCCAGTCTGCCGGACGTTCCACACCAAAATCGTCAATAATCAACACATCTGCGGTACTAAGTGCATCCAGCAAGCGGCTCTCGCTGTATTCTGCATCCTTTCGCCATGTATTCTTGATCTCCTGCAAAATGGTCAGCGATACCGCAAACTTGACTGCGTAACTTTTCATGAGTTCATTGGCGATACCGGCAGCAATCCGGGTTTTTCCGCTACCCTTAGTTCGGGACCAGATAAAAAGTCCCATGCCCTGTTCTTTTTGGTTCTCGAAATCATCCAGATAGGTTTTTATAATCTTACAGGCATCTGACACTTTCTTTTTACTGTCTGGGTTCCGGTACACATCCATCCGAAACGTCTTTAAATCCATTCCCCGGAATGCCTCCGGTATATCCGCAAACCGTAACCGCCTTGACATCACCGCACGCTCACGGCATTTACATGGTACTGCCCGCTCAACACCGTCCTTTTTTACCAGTATCCATTCATCCCCATTGCAGATCGGACACACATCAGAATCCCTGGAACTCTCCGGTGTCTCCGCGTTCCTGCATGAGTTCGTTGAGTGATTTCTCATGCGTTCCAGTATTTCTTCCAGTTGATCCATGGTCCTCTCCTTTCAGGTATTGCATAAATAAATTTTCGCGAAGCCAGTTCTCCGGCTTTTTGATATACCGCTCTGCTGTTTTCTCCCGCATGCATGTATTTGCATAATTCTGTGCTGCCAGTACCAGATCATCTTCCGGTACACCAGCCAGTACCGCATTGCAGTATTCTGTTTCAACAAGATAGCCAGTACACCGTTTTGGATAGGCTGCGGCAAATTCCTCAAACTGCTCCACGGGGGATACAGTGGGTGTTTTTGTTTCTTTATCTATCTCTATATCTTTCTCTATCTCTACATTGCAATTTTGTTGCAAAATGTTGCACTCCGTTGCTCCACTGTTGCATTGCAACGCTTTTTGTGCATTTTCCCTAGATTTACGACTTCTTCTGGTACTTGCAGTCTCACTTCCTAGGTTATCTTGCACAAATGGCAACTTGTACTCAATGGAATCTGATGTTTCAAGCAATCCGCAGGAAAGAAGATACTGAATCGTTACTTGAACATTGATTTCGTCCTCATCAATATCCAAAGCAATCTCTTTGTAAAATTCATCTTCCAAGCCGGAATATTCCAGATAGCCACCTTTTTTCAACGACAACAACTGCATCTTAAGATAGATGATCGTATATGTATCGCCACCAGCCATCTTTCGGAGTTTTTTGATTCGTTTGCTATCAAAGAAATCATCCATCAGTTTAAGCCAGTAATACCGCTTATTCTCCGCCATTTTCACTACCTCCAAGCAATTCAATAACCTTTGCCCCAGCATCTTCCGGGCGACAAAATACGAACTCAACGCCATACTTAAGTTGCATTGTCAACATAGCTTTTGCCAATACCTTGCCAGATGTCGGCTTTGTTTTCGGTAGCGATACATTCAGCAATTTTCCAAGCGTGTGCATATATGCAATATTGTTATACCGGTCCACTCGAGGATTATGCCATGTAAATACATCATTGACGGAATACACCTTGTCTGTATTTTCAATAAGCACATATAACTTAATTCCGTTGTTCTGCGCCAAAATACACTCGTCACGGAATCTCGGATGCGCTTTTCCACAGATATTTCCAACAATCTCCTGCATGTCTTTTTTCGTGTCAACGGAAACATCATATGTGCCAAGAAAATCCATCTTTTTAAGTTCCATTTTTCTAGCTGATTTTCTATGGATAACATCCGCTACCTTGTCTGTGGCAATTATGTAATCTCCAACCGGCAATGGTGCACGCAAGACTTCCATATCGTGGCTTTTGAAATATCTATTCTTAAGGATATGTAAGCCCTCTTTCTGTCCTTTATCCTCAATTATTAACACGTATTCTCCTTTCTGGCGGTCACTTTTAGCAACCGCCAAAGGTATCTCATGGCTTACGATTTAGTCGTGATATATTAAATTCCTTGCCAAAATTTCAGATACCGCATGAATGGGTTTCTTTTATGATTGCTCCAAGGTGTTGCAACCATCAGAACGGGCAAAGGTTCATATCAACCTCTAATCCTTTTTCTGCAATATAAACATTTGCTCCACATTTAACTGTTTCTTCTGTCTTTTGTTTGAATAGTGCGGGATCTCCGCTTTTATCTGATAAGTGAATTAGAACGACATTTCGCAATGCCGGATTATCGTTAGTAGAAATAAAGTCAAGTGCCGTTGGTAAGCTCATATGACCTCTTAATCTGTGTTCGTAATTTGGCTCTTCTCGGTTCACAAACTGCATATCGTAGTTAGCTTCCACCATGATGTGATTAATGTCCTTAAATCGCCATTTGACGTATTCTGTGTCTGTTGCATACACAAGGCTTCCCATATCTGGATGCGTAATGTAAAACCCAACGCACGGACACTCTGAACCGTCTCCGTTGTTATGTAGCCATCTTCCAGATTTATCACGATTTTCAAATGCTCTTATGTCAAAATTTCCTTTTCTAAAACGCATTTCAGAATCTTTTATCGGCGGTCTGCATGGTTCAAAAACAGGAATGCCAGCTTGCACATATTGTAAGCTATAAAGACTATGGTCAGTATGGAAATGGGTAGTAATCACAGCCTTAATTTTCATCACATTGAAATCCAGTGCTTTCTTGACTTCCATAAAAGGCAACCCGGCTTCGATAATCAACGCTTCGCTTTCATTTTCCAGAATATAGCAGTTGCCGGATGAACCAGAACCTAAAACTTTAAGTCTCATTAAAGAACTCACTCCTCACATCAATAATCTGTCTCGTCTGTCCCAACAATGCCCTATTGTGCTTTGCTCTATGCTCATTGTCACAGATAAATTGCTTGCAAATTTCTGGTCGAACCGGATAGATTCTGCATTTCTCGCAACTCTTATCCGTATCAAGAAAAGGGCATGTCATATCATACGTTCTATTCGCAGTGGGAAGAAGATGTTTGCACTCTTTGATATGGTTCTTACGAATATATCTGCGAATGGTATCTACTTCTTTTCTGCTCATTGGTAAAAGATTGGAACAGCAGTTACCGCATTGGCTACATTTCCCATCTTTGCAAAAGTTGTAAATGTTATCTTCCATGCCTTTCTGTACGGATTCTAAAAATGATATAACTTCCATATGCTACTCCAATTCTTCATCCGCCGGAAACTCAAATACTCCACTCAAACCCATAGTAAGTTTTTCGTCAATTCCATCTGGCGGTGTCTGCCCCATCTTTACAAGATTATGGCACATATAAGCCATTCTTAATTCTTCCATGGCTTCGTCTGCTTTTTCTTCCGTGGAATATTTAGCAACAACCATGTCACTAACAAGCTGTTCAACCCCGGTAAGGTTCTTATTCAGAAAGTATATATCTTTCTGAAAGCGATAAATAATTACCTGTTCATACGGCAAATCAATCGTGCCGTCCTGGCTAATTACCCTCATATTTTTTCCTGCCTTTCTTCTTTGTTTTCCCCATGCCTTTAATAATTCTGGAAACCGTTCCATGCGAAATTCCAAGTCTTTCGGATATTTCGCATTGTGTTTTTCCGTACACAAAAAACATAATAAAAATACGTTGTTCTCTCGGACTCAATTCCTCAAAAATCTGTTGAGCAAGCATGGAATTAACTGTATTTTCTTCATAATCCTTACGATCTGCTATCATTTCAGCATAAGAAACGCTTTCGCCATTTCCTATATCCACATTATCATCTAATGAAAATGCTGCATTTACTGATTTTTTACTTTTACGGAATTCCATAAGCAGTTCATTTCTCACAATTGGAAAAGCATATGTAGAAAAACATCCTTTTGAAGCATCAAAGGTGTCAATAGCCTTTAGAAGTCCAATGGAACCAATCTGAAACATATCTTCATCAAACGCTGGAATGCCTAAACGTCGCATAACAAAAAAGACAATTCCGTAATTTGTAAGGAACATTTGCTCTTTGGCATACTTCGAACGGCAAGTAATCCATAGGTGCAATGCATCCTGCTTACTCAATTCAGATTTTGGAAAGTTCATTCTATCATCCTACTTCATGAAGTCCGGCAAATCATTGTCATTATCAACAACTTCCGTCTCTACCTTTTCCGGTTTATCTGCCATCTTGGGCTCTTCCACAGTTTCGGCAACTTCCAGATCAACAGGAAAATCCTCTGTGTTTGCGTTTTCAGATATTTCATGCTTAACCTGTTCCTGTAAATCTTCCATCGGATATTCCTTGAAATCGTTGTCCTGCATTTCTTCTTTTGTATAAAGCCCCATCGTCAATTCCGGGCAATTCAGACTGGAGAAGAAAGATGCCGCTCTGTAACGAAGCATTAACTGTGGCATGGTTTTCCACTTACTACCGTTCTTACCAAGCCATCCCTCGGCTTTAGCCATTTCCATGTCCACGGTCATACCCTCAACTCTACGACCATTTTTCGTAGTCCAAGCAAGACACGAATAAGGCTTGCCATCCTTATCTTTGGTTTCCTCGAACTGTAATTCCATATCGAATTTGCCGGAATTATTGATTGCCGCAATCAGAAACTTTGAGCTCCAAGACGGTCTCCCCTGAATTACATACAAATTCTGCATAACCATTAGTGGGCTTACTCGCAGTCTCTGCGCCTGCTCAATAGCAATCAGACAGTTTGCATCGTTCTTCTGGAATGTTGCCGGAACGATAGTTGAACTCGCTAACGCCTTTGCCATCTGCATAGCCATGATGAAATTATCTGATGTTCCAAAAATTCCAAGGCTATAATCTGTAACCTTGTTGTTGCTGTGTGCAACCTCTGCCTTTTCCTCTGCCTTTGCTACTGCTGTGTTCTCTGCCATAATTATTTTCCCTCACTTTCTCCGGCATCTACCGGCTCATAATATTTCTTCACAACTGCAATCTTATCAGCACCGTAGGTGTCCACCCACTTCATATCCACCGATTCATCCGTAACTTTCAGCTTTGCGCCTTTGGCATTTAAAACCATGTCTCCGGCTTTTACATCGTCTGATGTAGCAAATATATATGACCGGCTCTGGTTTGGATATTTTGCTTTTATGTAATTCATTCTGATACCTCCGCAATCTCTCCATTTTCAATCGTATACCAAGTATTCGGCTTGATATTTTCCCCATCAACCTGCACCATTTTTGCACCGTTAAGAACCCATGCACTCTGGTTATTTCTGTCATATTCTGTATCATCTTCTGAACCAGTGTATTCCCAGTCTGCAAAAACAAGAAATGCCCCAAGAACGCCCTTGGCTTTTGATTTGTAACCCCAAGCAACAGCTACTGCATCCTTGTCTTCTGCCGAGGATGCTCCACAGTATCCGGTTGCCGAGGATGCTCCACAGGTGCCGGTTGCCGAGGATGCTCCATAGTCTCCGGTTGCCGAGGATGCTCCACAGGTGCCGGTTGCCGAGGATGCTCCCTTGTATCCGGTTGCCGAGGATGCTCCCTTGTATCCGGTTGCCGAGGATGCTCCATAGTCTCCGGTTGCCGAGGATGCTCCATAGTCTCCGGTTGCCGAGGATGCTCCATAGTCTCCGGTTGCCGAGGATGCTCCACAGTATCCGGTTGCCGAGGATGCTCCACAGGTGCCGGTTGCCGAGGATGCTCCCTTGTATCCGGTTGCCGAGGATGCTCCATAGTCTCCGGTTGCCGAGGATGCTCCATAGTCTCCGGTTGCCGAGGATGCTCCATAGTCTCCGGTTGCCGAGGATGCTCCACAGTATCCGGTTGCCGAGGATGCTCCATAGTCTCCGGTTTCCGAGGATGCTCCATGCTTTTCATCGCTTTCAGCGTCCTTTTTTACACGTTTTACCGTATATTCGATTGCAGCTTTAACAAGACCCGCAATGCTGATTTCTGCTCCGATCTTAATTTTTGTAGATGCTACCTTAGTATCCTCACTATGTTTCTGGATTTCTCCGCTCTGCTCTACCTCGTGATATACACTTTCAGACGGAGAATAATATCCCAAACAATCCAGCGGATACTCGCAAGCGTGAAATCCATGATCGCAAACTTCTACGCTTTCTTCCTCGTATTCCTTTCCCTCTTCGTACTGAAAGCCACGACAAGTCATATCTTTATTAAATCCTTTGTAAGATTTCACAGCATTTCCCATCTATATTACCTCTCTTCCTGCCAACTTCTTTTCCTTTTCAAATTCTTCTTTGCTGCAAATCAATAAGCCGCCAATATAACCATCTAGGTTTGTAAGCAATCCTGTAACAATTTCATTTGGAATAGCGATTGTCACACTCCCCCATCCATCCCTGCCGCTATGAGCAGATTTAATATTTGACAAGGGAGAAACCTTTAAGTCTTTGTTATTTTTCTGCGACATCCGTTCCATTACCCCTAATGTTCCGATGTTCATTTATGCATACCTCTCTTTCCTTTATTTCTCACAATACGGAAGAGAACAGTGCCCGTATTCCGCAAAATCAAATAATCTTCTCTTACTTGCACTCTTCCAACGCTTGCATGACATACACCTTGCATTCGGCTGTGTGATGTTGTTGCTTGTCCCTACTCTCGACATTCTGATACCTAACTTTTTAAAATAATTTATTTATCAATTCCATTGCATACATTGTGTCAACCTTGGAATCGCCGGTCTCTTCCATGTGATTCTGCAATGCTTCGACCATCATCTGAAAGTAAGTTGTATCTACACCAGTCAACTGTTCTTCCAAGACTTTTACATCTTTCAAATCCAGTTCATTCAACTGCATACACATTTTTACATACTGACCAGCATTGATATGATAGCCGCGCTCAATGTACTTCCTTGTGCGAATAATAGAACAAAGCGGATATTTAGAACCTACATAATACAATTCCTTGTTAATGATGCACTCCAACGCCTTAAGTGGAAGAAATACCTCGTTATCCCACGAACTCCATGCACAGGTGCAATGAATGAAATCATAATTCTTATGAATTTCCTCTACTTCCCCATAGAACCTTGTAACAATTTGAATCTTGTTTGAAAGGCTTATTGCGTTGCTCGTAATAAAGCGCGGTCTGTATTTTTCTTTAGAATCTGAATCTGTCTCTTCCTGTTCGTGTTCCATTCCAACTGCTTCGTCTTCCTCGGCTGTGGAATCAAAATTGTAAGAAACGGAATTCCCTTTCACTTCATCCTCATCTGCAATTCCTTTGGAACGGACAAAACATTTTACCGAACCATTATCACTACCAGTCGCTTTTGCCAATTCTTCTCCCCACATAAGAGTGACTGGTTTATCTTTGTGCATATCGTTCCACTTATCAACATAGTATTTCGCAACTGCAATACACGCATCTTTTGTTCTGAAATATACATCGTAGTCATGCACCGTCTCCCCTGTTAAAAGAGAAACCAAGGCGCCACCTGTAATAATGGTATTTTCTTTCACCACAGCCTTTACGTTCTCATCCTCAATGCTCTCCATCCAGTCACGAAGTTTGTTACCTAAATGCCGCTTGATGTTCTTACTGTTCATCCTACACACCCTCCACTTTCAACTGCTTGTCCGCTGATACACTCAAAAGGATTAACTGCGTATCAACGACCGGCACATATTCGTCATTGATACTTTCTGCACCGTCAAGGAAGATTGGGACATACATATCAAAGAACTTCTGAAAACTGTTGCAAATATCCAACTTTGCTTCAATTTCTCTGCCAGTGTTTGTCGTATCTCCGAATACCTTATAAATGCCGGTTTCTTCATCAAGTACCGTAGGAATACAAACTTCCTTATATTCTCCGTTCTTCTGGAAATCGAACAACTTCCAACGTACAATACCGAAATGCTGATTGATTTCTTCAACAAGCAGCTTATTCTTTCGTTTTGAAACTTCTTTGAGCTGATAAAGAATCCTCTCGGCATCTGCCTTTGCTTGTCCATATTCGCGTTGTTTCTGTTGCATATCTGCAATCTGCTCATCAATGCGGATATTATTTTCAGCCTGTGCGATAATCTTATTCACTTCATCAAGCTGTGACTGCAAATCTGATTTCTCGGCTTTCAGTTCACCAACGACACTGTCTGCGCCCTCTGATTCCAACTTTTCGATTTTGGCAAGAATCTCGTCATGTTCGGTTTTCAGCTTCACATATTCCTCATTCTGCGAATAATCAGCTTCTTCCGGAAGTTCTAATAACTGCTTGGAAAGTTCTTCTTTCTTCGCAAGTGTTTCCTGCTCCTGTTTCTCCAAGGATTCAACAGACTGCTGCAACTCTGCATTCTTTTTGGTCAAATCCTCGATGATGCGTTTCTGTTCAAAGCCTTTGGATTTGATATTTTCCATATTTGAATTTGTCTGTTCAATAAAATTCCTTTTCGCATCAGCAAGCTTTCTAAATGAATCTTCCTTTGCTTTTTCCTTTCTCGCTTCAAAATCTGACTTGATCTGCTCGATTTTATCATCCGGCAGTTTCTGTCCGCACAAAGAGCAAACAGTCGTAGAATCGTCAAATACCCACTTAGATTCATCGAACTGATATGGTGCTTCATCAAACGCTTTGGCTTTCTCCGCATTGTATTTCACGCCCAGAGCCTTACGTTCAGCATCGGCATCAGAAACAATCTTTTCGTTATCTGCGATCTGAGTTTTTATGTTCCGAATCTGACGAAGCACATCATCGACATTTCTAACAGTATCAAAAATGGCATCATCAAGTTTTCTGCGTTTATCATCTAATTCACGGCTCATTGTCTGCATGATGCCGGACATATCGAACTGCAACTGCATTTCTCTGCTTCTCAAATCTCCAATGGTACTTCCGGTATTTGCAATCTTACCGTCTATCTCCGCAATCTTTCTTGCCAGATCAGCCTTTGCCAACTCCTGCTCCGCCACATCAATATCAACCTTTGCTTTCTCCAGACCGATAATCTGATTAGGAATCACATCTAACTGTTCAACTGCTTTCTTCTTGGAAGCATTGTTCATGGCTTCAATCTCTTCAAATTTGTAGGATTCAAGCAATTTGGCAACATCCGCAGTTTCTTTATTCATTTGCGCAATCTCTAAATCTGTTTTTTTACTTGCCATAGCAAATAATGATTTTCTCATTTCATCCTGCTTTTTCTTCAACGACAAGTCTTTTGTAAATACATTCGGGTGCGAACAAATGAGGAATTTGTCAAAATCAAACCCTAATTCTTCCAGATATGCCTTAAAATCACGTTCTGTCTTAGGCACAGAATTAATCTCATATATATTTGTGATCGTAACTTTTGAAACTCCATTTGCATCCGGCTTTCCGACTTTGCGTTTCTGCATCTTGGAAAGAGTAATCTCTTTTCCGTCCACATCAACATCTGCAGTAACGGTTGGAATGCAATCTTCTATATTGTCCGGTCTAATGTTTGGGTTACTTACAAGTTCATAGTTCTTATCAGACATCAGCCAGTACCACGCCGCCCCGATTGTGGTCTTTCCTCTCCGGTTCATGCCGGAAACCCTTGTTGTCTTTCCGAATTCGTATGTCTTATCCTTTACACCTTTGAAATTTTCAATATGGAGCGATTTTAAAATCATTTTCATTTTGCTTCACACTCCTTTTTCTCTCTATATTTCTCAAATGCCGCATCAAGAGATGTTTTATCTTCAACATATCCGAGCGCAGTTTCGATCAACTCTGAATTGATTGATGTTGACTTTGAACCAAACAACTCAACATCTTTCCTGTGCTCGTTTGCTATCAATTTGCAGGCTGTATGTAACTTTGTCCTGCTTGCGATCAAATCTGCATATTCCTCTACCGGAATTGTAATCATATTTTCTGCCATCTTAATTTTCCTCCTCTAATACATTAATTTTGCTTACAGACACCTCGTAGGCTGTCCGCTGTTCCTCTGTTCCATCTTCATATTTCTTGATGTACCCACGACTCTGAATACGTCCAATAAATTGCACATGAGTCCCAACCGGAAACGTAGATGCAAATCTCGCATTCCTACCCCAGCAGATACATGGGATATAATCTGATTTTCCGTAGGAGCGGTTGACTGCAATCAAAAGATCTGCGATCTCTCTTTTAAGCGGTGTTTTCCGGTAAACAACATCTTTGCAGATGAACCCATCAAGCATGATTTCATTTTCGTTGTCATACTCATCAGTGATTATTTCAATATCACGAACAAAAACAGACAATATTAAACGATTTTTGCTCTTTTCGTGCCGATTAAAAGAACGTAATTGACCGGAAACGCTTATCACAGTTCCAATGCATTCCTTACTCACGTCAAATAATCTTTCTGAAATTGTCAGTGGAATCACATCTGCAATATCGCTTTTTCTGTTCACATCAAGAAACAGGTTGTAAAACTGTTCTCCATATACCTCATGGCTATATTCCGGTTCTGAAACAATTTTCCCGGTAAGTAAAACATTATTGTTTTTCATTTTTTCATCCATATTTGATTTTCCTCTTTTCTCGTGCTAAAATAGGCGCAAATAGCTTATGCTATTGCTTTGATTGGGAATCATTCAGCTTTGGTCGGTTCGGATGATTCCTTTTCTTTGCTGTAATCAGTGTCAAATGTGATATAGGTAATACCGTCATCGTCATCAGACTCACTTCTGTAATCGTAATCTACAATCTCTTCTGTATACTCCTGCCACTCCCCATCTATTTTTGTTCCTATATAAATAAGAAGTAATCCAATCAATACAGGTATAGCAGTGACCGGATACTCCGTTGCATCAATGCAGATGCAAAACAGAAAAACAACGGTGCCGATCATTTCAATTACCTTTGCAAACTTCTTCATAGGCACCTCACTCCTGCCACTTATAGGAACCATTGGCAATCTCATCACCATACAAGGAAACAAAATCTGTTATTAATGCGATAAACTCTGAATTTGTCGGCTTTCCTTTTCCCACTGAAACCGTGTAACCAAAAATTTTGTTGATTGCATTTGTATTGCCATTTGTCCAAGTAACTTCTATCGCGTGCCGGATTGATCTTTCTACTCTCCAGACTGTATCGCTGTTTTCTTCTGCGATTTCAGTATAGAGTCCTTTAATAATGCCGACAAGTTTACTTCTGTTTTCAAGACATTTCTCAACTGCACTGATTATGTAACCGTAACCCTTAAGGCTATGTTTTACGCCGATCTGATCTAATGTCTTTCTTAAAGCAATGTTCATTTGTCTATCCATGAATACCTCCTGTTAATCCTTTCCAACTCCGTATCTGATTGCCATTTCCTTCACAATAGCTGTATATCCCTCGATCAACTTCTTATCCTCTGCAATAATATCCACATAGGATAATTTGTCTCTGGTTGATTTACAGATACCCTCGTCAGCCATGCGCCTGCGCTTATTAGTCAGCCGCTGTTTCAGATTTACACCCATCCGCTTTGATAACAGTTCGTAGCTTTCGGCTCTTACTTGGCTGTATGCCTGTCCGCCACCAAGTTCCATGCTGATTTTTCTTAAAATATTTCCAGTATCATCACGCCATGATGTTGTATCAAGTGCAACCACTTCTCGGATGCTCTCAACTCTTTGTTCCACATGGTTTAACTGTTCCGCCTGCCGTTTCTGTTCCAACTGCTGTTCCGCTACAGAATTGAAAATCTTCTGGAACATCTGCAACTCCGGTGATAACTGATTGAGGTCGATTACCTTTTGTTTCACACGTTCTTCCAAGGTCGTGAAATAATCTCGTGCTTCTTCTGCTTTCGCTCCATTTCCTTTCATAGAAAGTTTCTTTGCAAAATGAGCTGTGAGTTTGTAATCTTCCCGTTGAATTTTCCCACCAGTTGGCGTCTCCGCATCAATGAAGAGTCGCACATAATCCTCATTTTCCGTGGCAAATTCATTTCCTGTAATATTTGTTTTCGCCCATCTTGAAAAATCAGCCTTTCTTAATTCTAGGAATTCATACAACTTTCTTGCTGTAGTCATTCCGTTTTCATCAACACCAAGCGCAATCTCAATTGGTGTCTGCATCTTGGTTACTCCTAAATCGTTCATTCTTCTCCTTTCCGGATTTTTTTGCAATAAAAAATCCAACTACCATTTGATAGTTGGAAAATACTGGTTGTCTCTATTTTGCTTTGTTGATACAATTAATGTACGGCGGCGGCCATCATGAAAGGAACTGTTATCATGAAAATCGTTAGTATACTTATCTCATTATTGGTATGGCGTGTTACCGGTTACGACTTCTTCATAATTCTAACCGTAACATCCATGACAATCGACCTATACAAAGGAATTAAAAAAGTACAAAAGAGATTAAATAAAATACTAAAGATGATGCGGAAAATAAAGCAATAATGTAACTCATTTCCTGCCGCCGTCGCATATTAATTGTATCAACTGATTTCCTGTGTTACAAACACATTTAATCTGCAAATTCCGACAAATTTCTCAACTATCAATATCTTGTTTTCTATTCTTCTGTTTTTGAGTTCCCAGTCTCTTCTACTGGATGATTTTTTGAAACACTTGCTGAACCCTCAACCATGCCAAGAACGTAGCCTTTCTGAAAGTCGTTCATTTTCGGAATGGCTTCTTTGAGTTTTTCAACAACTTTCTTTTCCTGTTCGCTCATTTATTACACTTCCTTTCTGTGATATACTTTCCTTATTTAATAGGAAAGGTGGTGTAAATATGGATAGTGGTTATTCTGAAACATTCGCTACATATGAAACTGTTGATAAAGGTACATATGTATGTATGCAATGTGGCGGTAAAAACAAACGCGGAATTATCACCATAAAACATTCAAGCGAAATGCTACCAGAATGCAAAGAATGTGGATATACTACATGGATTAAAGTAATGTAGGATTTTTAAACACTCTTTTTTCTTCTTCGAGCGTTTGGTTTGTAACCGCCAAGTTATCATCAACCAAATGCTCAATGAGGAAAGTTCTTTTTACCACTCTCAGTCCGCCTCCACATACTTGTGAAACATGCAAATACATTTTCCCATCTTTAATAAATGGAATAATAAGTATGCTCTGCAAAAACTTCCACTTCACAAAATGCTTATTAAAAAATGCAACAGCACAATCCTTGATTTTTTTCATCATCTCTTCTCCTTTCCGGTAACTCTTTAAGTTACTTTCTTTGCAAAAAAAATATCCATTGGATTTTGGATGTGAAGGTTATCAATCATAACCTGAATTTCGTCACTTCCGAAAACGCCCTTACTCATTCTCATATAAAATGTTTTTGGCGTAACTCCAATCATTTCCGCAACATCAGCCTGTGTTTTGCCATTTTCAGCAATAACGCCGCGAAGTTTGTTTGTATCAACCATCTTACTACTCCTTTCTAACTTAGTAACTTTTGAAGTTACTTTTATTATATTCCATTTTGGTAACTTGTCAAGTTATTTTTTTCTTGACGAGTAACTTTTTTGTGCTATAATAAAGTTACCAATAGGAAAGGAGGAAAACTCAAATGACAATCGGAGATAGGATAAAAAAGCAGAGAGAGCTTTTAGGTATTTCACAAGTAGAGCTTGCAGAGAAAATGAAAGTTTCAAAGCAAACACTATATAAATATGAAAACAACATTATTACTAATATTCCAAGTGACAAAATAGAAATTATTGGGAAAGTTCTTGAAGTTTCTCCATCTTATTTAATGGGTTGGGAAGATAATTTAGAAAACGCACCAGATATTCTTCCAGACCTTATGTCGGATAATGAATTGCTAGATAATTTGAAAATGCTAATGGAACTTAGCAAAGAACATCGACAGACTATATTTGACAATATAACCTATTGGCATGAAAAAGAGGGGCACTAAATGCCCCACTTTTTTTTGAATGAAAGTATTGTGTTATATAAAAATTTCAAAAATCGCTCGTTGTCGCACTTAACGACCATTTCAGTTATTTTTTCCTTGTAAAACGCTGTTTCCTCATTGCAATCTTTTTCCCCCATCTTATTCTCCTCCAATCATTCCGCACTTCCGATAGCGATACACAAATTATAGAACTTATGTTCGATATCGTCAACCCCATTTGACAAAATGCTACAAATTACAAACTCGTTTGTAGTTGAGGGACAAGAAAACGCCTTATCCCGCCCCTCAGCCAGAACTTGAAGTGCCCTTATCGGACAATTTTATTTTACAAATTTTCCCGCAAACATTCAATTTCTTTCGGTCGCAAGTTTCGACAGGTAAATTTATTATTGTCACAGAATGTCGATTGATTAGTTTAAATTTTGTTAAAAAATTGATTACTGGTTGAAAATTATGCATCTGCCAGTTATCTGTGATGAATTTTAAGTGCATAATTTTCCTTTCTGCCCGTAGGCTTTATGCAAAAGAGCCGGCTACACAACACACGGTCATGTAATCGGCTCTTAGGCGCTTTGGATTATTCAGTTGTCTTTACTGCATAGCTTATCGCTGATCTCCTTAAGCGCAGCATCTAACTTTCTTCAATTTTCATTTTCCAGTTCCGCATCGTAGAACTCATTTTCTTCCAGAATATTAAATTCATAGTTTTCTGTCTGTCTCATCAGGCATCCACATCTTCTGTGTATACTTTCCCTGTGATCTGCTCATATTCCTCCGACGTGATCCATTTACCTACAGCATTATGTACACGGTTCTCATTCCACAGTCCTTTGTCATAGTAATTTTTTACTTTTTCATATTTCTTACTCATCCAGGCTCACCTCCATCTGCATTGCCATGTAATCAATATCTGCTCTCTGTTTATCAATGCTGTCTGTATTTTCTGCTGTTTGTGCAGCGTTTTCAGCCAGATTCTCCGATACAGCCGTTATTCGCTGTTCGGTATCATCTGCTTCTTTCGCCAGTACAACCGTTTTTATGTCTTTCTGTAAAATAATCTGCTCTAAGACTACATATCCAGGAATAACCGATGTCAACGCATCCTCGTCAGTGTAAATTTTTAACACTGCAAGTTCTTCCTTATCCGAAAAAGCGTCCTGCAGCTCCTCACAGGTTTGGTTGCCTGTAAATTCGACATTCAGTTTTCCATCAACATAATTGATGTTATTAATTGTTAAAGTATTTTTTGTTGTTTTTAATTTCATAACATATTTCTTCCTTTTACTAAATATTCTTGACCATAAGTGCTTTTACTCTGGCAAGTGTATTACTTTTCCCGGACGACGTATTATATAACAGTACTAATACAGTTACATTTGAACCTGATACTGTTACAGTTTGAATAGTGGTTAAAGTTTTTCCGGAATTGTTATTATAATCGCAAATTACAAATCCCGTAAATGAATAGCCTGTTGGAATTGTAATACTAATTGTATCTGTTCTGGTTGCTCCTGCTCCTAACCCAGCGGCAGTGCTTGCGGCACTGACTATTTGTAATTTGGGTTCATAATTACTCTTCATCTGAGCCGCCATGCTCCCTGATACATTCGGATTTGCCTGCCTTGCATCAAGTGCATACCCTGCTACAGTTGTTGTGTTATTATTGATTACAGTTGGTATAGTTGGTTTATTGCTCAAATCATTATAACTGCCGCTAAAAGCAACTGCTTTCAGATCTGCAAACCACTTTGCGATTTTCCCGAACAAAATACTATGCTTTTCTCCGCTTTTGAGATTTTCTCTTGCGGATGCTGCTGTAAATGCTGTGGTATTCTCTGCTGTATCTCCCCCGGTTGACACTGCGCCAACATCTTTTGCCGTAAGCACTACATTTCCACGACGGAAAGAATCTTCATTTACACCTTTGATTCCGGTAACTGGAGTTCCGGCCAGCACGTCCCACTTTTCATCTGATGTTTTATAAATATTGGCACCTGCCGGAATTACATTCCCGGCTCCCTCTTTAAAATCATCCGTGGTTGTAAATTCGTCTGAAATATTGAACATCCACCCTGTGCTAACATCCGCAAGTGCCGGAAGATCTGCAAATGCAACTGTTCCGTGTGGCTGCAATCCACCTTTAAGTCCTTCTGATACATCTTTTGCCTGCTGATAGTAATACTTGGCATTGTCAGAATCCTCGCCCTCTCTGCTTCCTGTACCACCAACAGCATAACTCTGTGCCTTGGTTGCACTTTCTTCTGCAGATTCCGCCTTACCGATGATCTCCGCAGCCTTTTGAGTTGCAATATCTGCTTTTTCGGCTGCTGTATCAGCTGACTGACTGGCGGACGATGCTTTCTCCGTGGCTGTGGCGGATGATTCACTGGCGGATGTCTCACTGACTTTTGCGTTGCTTTCGGATGCCGCTGCCGCCGTAGCTGACTTCGCTGCCGCTGTCTCGGACGCCTTGGCATTGTCCTCTGATTTTTTTGCAGCTGTTTCACTGGCTTTTGCGGCATTCTCACTTGCTTTGGCGTTTATTTCAGACATTGCCGCTGCCTGCTGGCTTGACTCTGCCTTTGCTACTTCCACCTTAATTTTTGCAAGATAGTTTGGCTCCAAGTGTTTTTCCTCGATGCTACCCTCTTTGACGATGGCAGACACTTTTCCATCCTTATCAATATAAAAAGCTACCGTATCAGAATTAAGGAACTCATACTGTGTAATCAGTGCCGACAGGTCTATGTACTGCTTCGTACCATCGATCAGAGTCAAAATAATCTGCTGTGTAGTCGGGTTATAATCGAAGTTGATCGCGATCTTCTCCATCTGCGTATCGATCGTAACCTTTGACCCGTTCTTTTTCGTGATTGTGATAATTCCCGTCGATTCCTCGAATGTCACGTCTGAAACAAGAGTTGCTACCTCTGCTTTTGTGGCTTTCGTGGTATCAAGAGTGATTACACGATCATCAATGATATCAATCGAGCCATCCATTTTATTGAGGTTTCTTTCATTAAGCGGTGTTTCATCACTCGGGTAATTCTCCCAATTAATATCAATATGCGCTTTATTCATGATCCTCACGCTCCCTTTCCTTTGCAAGCTTCATTTGTTCCCGCTCTACTGTAACCTGCCTGTTTGCCTCTTCCTTGATTTGCTGCAGAATATCCTTAAACACCAGGTACTTAGCTTCGATTGGAACATCCTCGCACAAATTTACATAATTTATAATATCGTTTTCAAATTCACGAATTTTTGCATTTATCATAGAATACCTACCGTTTCCTTCAATTCTTTTATTTCTTCATGCTGTAATTGCACTGTTGCAACCAGATCAGCGATCAGCTCTGTATAATTCAGTCCGTAATACTTTTCTCCGTTACCGTTTGAGAAAATTTGAGGGCAAATATTCCATCCTTTTTCCACACTTTCCAAAACATCCTGTGCTATAAAGCCATGATGAAATCCATCCTTTTCGAAATTATAACGATACGATTTTGCTCTTAAAGAATAAATAAACTCAGATGATTGCTTTTTGCTTAAATCTAAAATTGTGTTTTTTATTCTTTTGTCAGATCCATTAATTACTCCACCTCTGAATCCGCCTACTCCGGTATCTCCGTCTAAATGGATCATCATGTGGTCATTATCGTTTGCGCCTTTATGCAATGAAACATGATTATATTGAACCGTACATTCATGAACAGGACTTTCAAGCGTCCCTTCCACTGTTCGAAATCCATCCGTTCCCATCTGTACAAGTGTTCCACTGCGTTTAAATTCAATAAGGTTTTCTACAGACTCTTCCGCTTGAATATGCATATATCCCCCGGTCATTTCCATAGAACCTTTTAATTCAAGCAGTTTTGCTTTAATTTTGATGCCCTCGGCTGACTGGTTGATTTCTGAAATGACGCTGTCTTTTGATACTTTCAAGCTGATCTGCTTTGATGACTGCGTAATCGTACTGGACGCACTCGATGAAAGCTGCTTAAATTTCTTTATCAGAGTCCATTTGTATTTTCCACTGCTTATTCCACCATCTGGTTCGCAACCATAAAACTTTCCAGTATTCTGATCCAAAAAACTGTGTCCAGAATAATACGAAGATGCAGGGTATGTATCTTGTGGATTCCCGAAACCACAATGTGTAACGTCATAATCTTCGGTATCCCATACTGTTAAAGAAGCACTGACTTCTGACCGTATCTTAGTTGCGGTCACCTCTATCTTTCCGGACAAATCGCCCTCTGCTTTGCTTGCTCTCGTAACTTCCGCTGTAATCTTGTCCTCATTAATTTTAATAGCTGCTGCAAGTTCAACTTCCTGTCCCTGTGCCCTTTTAACTTCTGCTGTAATACTGCTCGCATTTTGCGTGATTCTCGATGATAAACCATCCGTTGTATTTTTAACTTCTGTGCGAATTTCGGTTGCGGTCTGCGTGATCTGTGACTGCAATCCCTTCTCAACATCAGTTATCGTGCTCTGTGTCTTTTCAATGGTTCGCTCCAACACATTGCTCTTGCCTTTGAGCTTTAAAATACTTTTCTGTATTCCGTTCGCCCCGTTTGTCCGGTACTCTTCCCCATCCGCTTCCAAATCATCACGCAAAGCCTGTATACCTTTCAGGGTTCTTTTCAGAATATAGGACTCAATCAGTTCATATCTGGTCGGCAGCCGCACTGCATCCCCGACCTCAAGACACGGATTTCCTTTGCAGTCCGCTGTAAACGGGCGGTAAATAATCCCTCTGATCTTAGAGAGAATATTTTTTGCAATTCCTTTCAGCTCTTTTGAACCTTTACCATAGACAAGAAAATTATCCTCGATCACATAGGCATTGTCTCCGGTGCCTACGATCACGCCAATATCATTCTTCTGTTCTCTGATCTGAAGTTTATTAATGGTTTTGACAAGATAATCTTCATAGGTGGCGGTAACATAGAATCCTTTTCCTATCTGTGTACTTTTCGGATCTCTTGGATACAAATTATCCGCCGGATAGAGATCATTCCTTGGATATAATCCCTGTATCTCCTGTTCCAGATAAATATAATGAAACTTCCCGTCGCGCCCCATATGCCCCATACAGCCATTGATCTCACAAATACAGGACAACACTTCCTTGCCGCTGATTGTCTCGCCTATGGTGCTTGATTCCTCTGTGGCAGAACTTGTCTCACTGGATGCCGTGACCGCCACGGTTTTCTCGATTGACATATTGTCATTAATGAGTGTGATGTTCGCCTGTTCGATTCCGAAATGCTTGAAAAAACTGTCCCGGAATTGCTTCATTGTGACCGGATCATAAACTGTAACAGTCGTAGTTTTTCCATCTTTATCTTTCTGCTGCTCTTTATGGGATGGAAAGACAGTGTTATACCATGCTGCCACATCTGCATTTAAAATGTCATAAAGAGCATCATATGCGACAACATCACGGCACGTCCTGTCTGCCGTAGGCGTATCAGAATCAACCTTATATCTCCCGAACTGAAATGGAACATCTGTATGTCCACCAAGAGACATCCTTACTGTCATCCATCTGCCCTTCATTGGCAAAAATGTATTTGACACCGTGAATTTAATCATGGCGGCTTCGCATGATCCAAACGTCAATTCCTGTTCCGAACACAAACTTTCTGTCAATTCGAATTTTTCTTGGTGTAGTTCTGTATTTGTGATATTGATTTTTCCGTCATCAGATACGATGGATAATTGCTTATCGACCGTATCTTTTTTGAACAAGTCGCCATATTTATAATTAACCACCATACACACCCCCTATGAAAGCAAGCCGAACTGAATTGTAACGAATTATTCCATCATATGTTCCGTATATCGTAGGCTGAAAATCTGCCATATAACCGTACTGTGTCACATAATCGTCATATTCCGGGATATACGCTGTGATATAGCAGGCTCTCCCTGTCGCATTTGTGAACTGGCTTCTAATATTGTTTAAAACCTCATTGAAAGTCTTATTTGTCAGCATAGCTGGGGTTTCAAATTCGACCTTTAACGCCTTTAACTCCACGGCATTTCTATGCAGATAGCCGTTGGCGTCTGTATAATCGTCCAAATCCTGCATGTTGACATATGGACTGTATGTTTCTGCTTTCATAAACGACATCGGCACTATGTAATTGCCAATCTTTAAAAGCCATCCGCTGTATGCCATATTTCCACCACCTAACTGTTTGGGTTTGCGGCTGTCTCAAATGACAGTCGGTAAAATTTGTACAAAATACCACCTACCACCAATTTGATAGATGTCACTTCTTTTTCTTGATCTATTTTGTAATTACTTCGATATTGGGCGATTTAATCACAATTTTCTCCGGTGTGTGAATTACTTCCGTGTTCCCATACGTAATCATGATCTCTAATTTGTTCATAAAATTTCTCCTAAATTTCATACTCCGGGTATGCTGCTTCCCAAACATTCCTATGGTAGGTATTTACCTCTCCATAATTTGCATCAAAAATCTTTTTCACGCCATATCCAAGTTCAATGCTCTTTTCTTTGAGTTTTCGCCAATTAAATGTTTTCCAGTCCACACCGTTCATTGCTGCAACACGCTTAATAGAATACCAGTCTTTGCTATAATCAAGTTCCTGCTGCAGCTTTTCATTCTCCTGTTCTGCAATCTGCCTGCGCTCTACTTCATCCGCATATGCCCGAAGTGCCGATGGAAAATCTTTCGGGACCTGTCCTCTATCCATCTCATCAAACCGCTTTACATACCTTGCAGTAAATATGATTCCTTTTTCACCATTAAATTTGTTGGCGAGGAAATCACACCCCATTTTGGTGACTTTATAGCATTTATTTTCCTTGCCGCTTGCGTCTTTGTAGGTGGATGGAATAAAATAATCACTGACAACAATTTTGTTGTTAGTTAATATCTGTATAATTCCAACCTGTTTTGTGCTTCCATCTTGGTTTTTAGTTCCCTCTAATTTTCTTAAAATTTGCCAATGTTCCAGTTCCATCATTTCAGCAATTTCAAGTGTTGTTATCGTGTTCGTATTGTTTTCAAATCCAATTTCATCTTTAGTCATAAGAGCTGTGTATGCCATATTTTCTATCTCCTAAATTTCCGAGCCTTACATTTCGCAAGGCTCAACCTTTAAATTCACGTGCGTTAGGAACATACCCTAACAGGAGTCGCACGCTATATATTTAGTAAGATTGTAATTTCCCGTGACGAAATACTGGAATAGCCCCAAATTTTCTGGGCTAAGCGGACAGGTAAGTTATATCTGCAAATTGTTCTATTCTATTTTTGCAATCCCTATAAATATCCTTGTAGTGCATACCCATTGACATATCAATTCTAATAGTCTGCAAAATAATGCTTTCCACAAGGGTTAGATTATTGAGATCTGAAACTGTGATATTGTCGCGATTTCCACCAATTACTGATTTTGCCAACTTGGTATATGTCACATACAGTTTATCTGAATGCGTACTTCCTTGTTCTTTGGCATAGTCTACAAGAAGTTTAATCACATCAGTTTCTTTCAGCCGATTTTCTTTATTAGCAATTCTTGTTTCGCCCCATAGTTTCGATTGCTTTTCAAGAATAAATCTGCGCATTGCATAAAACTGTCGAACCAACTCTTTCTTAAACTTCACAACTATTTTTGAATTTCTCAAAAGAGTTATAACAAATGTTGCTTGTTCCTCATTCAAATAATAAACTCTTTCAGGCTGCCCCCTTTTCCCCGATTTTAAATCGGAGAAATCAATATTGCCAAAGTCTAAAATATCTTTCTCATATTTTCTGATAATAGCAACAACAGATTCATGTTGGTTATTTGTTCCATCTGCAATCACTTTGCTGTTTGTAAAAACATCGTTTCCTTTGAGTTCCACCAATTCATACATACTCTTTTCCACCTTTCTTTCGCTACTGTCATTTGACAGGCAGGTTTAAATTTCATTTTTTTATTTTTCTTATGCAGTTTGAAATAAATAAAAAGACCGCCAAAGACTGAATTTCTTCAATCTCTGGCGGTCACGAATCCGCACCTATTCCTCATAGGCTTGCAGGACGTCCTAAATTTCTTTAGGTCTTACCTGCGTGATTTTTAATTATTTTGTATTCTATACCATATGCCAAAATCTGTCAATCAAATTCCAACCTCTGCTGCATATTGGCATCGTCAATCTGTTTCTGCAAAAAATACGGCGTCTGATAGGCATTTATCACTTCCACTGCCTTGTCGCACTGGTTACGCTTGATGCTCTTGTAAGACCGAACACCAAAGTTGTATTTCAGATTGGCATACAGATTGTTGTAAACCTTTTGGCGCAATCCACGGTTGCTGTATGCGCTTGACTGTTTGCCGCCCATGATTGAAACGCCTTTCTTTCTGACAGCTTCCGTAATGCGGTCGGCTTCCACCGGAAGTATCGGCAAGTCCATCTTAAGGCTTTCCAAATCCGCCTTGATTTCGTCAACCTCTGCTTTCAGTTCCGTGTGCCCCTGTGCAAGCAATGCAATCTTCCCGTCCGTGGTTTGCGGCATTATATATGTACCAGTCTTACGAATGGATGGGAGAACTTCGGATGTGACCCATTTCTTGAACTTCTTCGCACTTTCCAGTTTGCTACCAAAAATGAGGGAGTACAGACCGCTTTCATTGATAACGGTTATATCCCTATTCTGACCCTGACTCACCATTTTGGTGAGTTGCTTATCCTCTTCATAAACGTGCCTTTTTATTGCGTTAATCGGAGCTGTTCCTTTTCCAAATCCAAGTGCCGTTGCAATATCTATTCCCACAAACCACGGCTCATTGTCAATAACTACTGTTCTAATATCTCCAAACTCTGGATTGTTAAAAATCTGAATATCGTTCATCAGCAAATCCCCCATTTCTGCTTGAATGAAAGTATCGTGTTCAAAATGAAATGCAAAAATTTTTCATCATGTATGTTCTGAATTTCTGTGATTAACTGTTCTTTCATCTTGTACCGCCTTTCTTGTCAGATGCAAGGTTACTTGTAAAAATCCAGACACATCTTAAAAAGTGTTCGCTAAGTAAATTCAGATTTTTTGTAATTTCTTCAATATACAGTTCTCTCATAATAATCTACCTTTCTTTCAAAAAATACTTGATTTTCCGCAAGGAAATGATAGAATATATTTATCAGTCCTTGCGGATTGGTGTTTTAAGAGTAACTTCTACTTGTCTATGGTGTAAGTTACTCTTTTTCCTTGCCTAAAAGTAAATGAATACCTCTGCGAATTGCTTCTGCTCTTGTAATGTTATTTTCAATGCAATATTTATCTAACTCGCTTGTGGTTTTATCGTCAAGCCTAACTTTTACATCATTGCTTTTCGGATTATTTATTTTAGGTCTGCCTGTTCTTGGACTCATTTTTACCACCTCACTTATTGAGTTCCACAATCTCATTATATTTATTGGAACTCATAATGTCAATACCTTTTTAAAGATTTTTCCTGCCTTTCGTTTGCTGTTTGACAACCATTCCAAAAAGCGGTATAATCCATGTATCAACCGCTTTTGGTGGCTGTGTTGAATAAAGCGTTTAACTTGTCTAGGGTTGGAACGCTTTATTTTTTGTTGATTTCTTCTTTCACTTTTCTAATCCCCATGTTGATAACATCCGTTCTGCTTGTTTTTAACTTATCCGCACAATATTGCAAATCCTCTGCTTCTGCTTTTGTAAGTCTCAAATCAAGCCTAACATTTTTAGGATTATCAGTAAGTTTCTGTCCTTTTTTTAATGGAGACACATAATCACTTCCTCTCTTTTTGATTGCACGTGCAATCTTTATGCCTTAATAATATATGTACGTGCAAAGAAAGTCAATACCATTTTTAAAGATTTTTTCAAAAAAAGAAGCGCATCTCTGCGCTCCCTCTTATATACCCGCTTTCTCCAGCCTTTCCCAATCTGCATCCCTAGTACATTCATCCTTTTTCTTCAATAAGTTTTCGTTCTCTTTTTCCAGTTTTTCTATTTTTATTTCCAATTTCTTTTTCTCTTTTTTCAATGCAATATTCTCTTTTTCCAAATCGTCCGCACGAATAAGCGCGTTTGACTCCCGATTGAAAAGATCAGTATTGTGCGCCTTTAATGCATCTTTTTCTTTATTTAACTCTCTTATTTCCCATTTGTAATTCTTTTTATCTTGCGTCATCTTAATTTTCAATTCTTCTATCGTTTGATGTGCTTTATTCAACTTCTTTTTGCACTCATTTAGTTCTGATTCAGACTCCCTATTCTCCATCGTAATTCTCCACATATTAAATCCAAATTTATATGAAAGTGTAGCCACAATCATTACATATAATTTTATTTATTTCATATGTTTGATCTTTTCTCAAAATCTTTTCCTTTTTATTTACTAAAGTAAACGGTTTAAATGGATTTAGATTTGCAGTGTATCTTGTCTTTGTTTTGCCTGGTACAAATTTCTGCTCCGTATAATGAGAACAATTTTCGCTCCCACATCTTGGACAGTAAACCTCTTTTTTTTCTCCGAATAAAGTATATTTATATATACCATTAAATCCCGTGTTTTGAGATCTTTCAACAGAATTTCTTAAGAATAATTTTCCAACACCTGTAATCTCTGGCTCTTTTGGGCGTTCCCACCCTCTATCATTTTCGTTTTCTTGTTCGTATGATTTATAAAATTCACTTTTCCCCGCAGACATTTCATTGTTTTCGTGTTGTTTCAACGGAAATCCGCAATTGATACACATTTCTGCTTTGTCTGAAATTTCTTTTCCACATTCAGGACATTTAATCAACGCCATGTGTTACCCTCCCACCACTTGTAATAAAATAATTCTACCACAAGTGGCGGTTTTTGTCACTACTGTGCATTAGAACTTTATCCCCAAACAGGATCAAATGCTGAACTGTCTCCGTATCTTCGTTTTGCCTCGCCCTTGTAAACTGTTCTGGCGGCATTGAATAATCATTATCGCTTAATATCCCACTTGTTCAGCCGCATATTGTGCTTCTTCATCGGTAAATTTTACATATTTTAATTGGTCTATAAGTCCCTGCTTTGAAAATGATGTCAAATCTAAATAACTCTTTGCTTTTTTCACAGCTTCTTTTTTCCAGTCAGCACCGCAATTATCTGCCGCGTACACTGCTTCTTCATGTGTATACTGTTCGTATTCTAACTGTTCAATCATCCCTTGATATGAAAAACCTGCTAAATCAAGATATCTCTTTGCTTGTTTCAAGGCATTTTGCTGCCCAAGCGTTATTTGTTCACTTTCTTGTATCTCTTCCGATGTATCAGTTGTTTCACCAATTCCATATTTCGAATATAGATTTTCTGTTTGTACAATCATTTCCGATGCTTTACCGCTAAATTCATCTGGAATCTTAAAATGGTCAATTTTTTCGTTTATTGTATCTTTTACAATTTTCCCATTTTCTACAATATAAGAATACTCTTCGTCTCCTATGTACCCTACATAAGAAACTGATAATCCAAGTTCTTGTGGACGCTTGCATATGCAATAGCAGTCAAAATACATAACATAAATATTATCATAATGACCATATGCACCTACGCAGTATTTATTCCCGTCTTCAAATATTCCAACAAAATTATTGTTTTTATCGTCATATTCAAAGTTAGCCCCCTCAACCCCGGCTTTTACTTCGTTTTGTTCTGTTTCTTTTGTTAAATTCTGATCTCTATCATTATTTTCTTCTTTGCTTTGATGCTCGCTATAATATTCTTCCGTTTTTTCGCTTTCAACGGTTGAATATTCGTTATCAAGATTTCCGCTACACCCTATAAGCACCACGGTAGCTATTGCCAAAAATACTATTCCCCACTTTTTCATGAACTCCCTCCCATTTGTAATATGTTATACAAACCATACCACAAACGAAAGAGAGTTGCAATTAAAATATAGGAACTGGGTTCCTCTGCCCTGCTTTCGCTTCTTCTCGCCATTTTTTTATAACATTCCTATATGCCTGATTCGAATCAAGAACCGCCGTAATATCTGCTTTTTCAAGTTTTGATACAATGACGTCTCCCAGTTTATCGTAATCAATAGCGCTTGACATTGCTATCTGCATTTCTTTTCCTATTGTACTTTCAATGCTTCCCGAACTGTATTTTATAGAAGCATTTACATTGTCCGTTATACTCCTGTTGTACTTATATGCAACTTCCGGCGCTGCTTTTAACCCTGCCAATCCAAAACTGTCCTTAATTCCCTCGGACCAGTTTTTTATCTCCTTAAATGTACTTTTAGATCCATCAGAAATACCATTATTAAATCCTTCTACCGTAAATCCTGCAAATTCTTTAAACACTCTTGATGGCGAATGTATGCCCATCAAATTTGTAAACCAAGAACTGATATTGGATACCCAACTGGAAATAACTCCGTACGTGGTGTTCTGGTTTCCGGAAACTCCGCCATTGAATCCCTCTACAGTATATTTACCATAGTCAGAAAATACTGTGGATGGTGAATGTATTCCCATATTGGTTGTAAATGGCTGTTTAATGTTGTTCTCAAGATATGTGAGCATGGCATCATTTGTTGTGTTCGAATTTTCTGAAATACCATTATTATATCCATCTATCGTATTTTTCGCCCATCCTCTTCCCATACCAGAAAGCATGGCATCTTTTAAACTTCCTTTTTGTGTAATTGCTCCTGTTACTGTGTCTACAGCACTTTGAGATTGAGCAACACCGCCATCTGCAAGTCCATTTACGACAACTTTTCCACCCGCTACTGCTACATCATATCCTCTTCCGTTATACCATGTTGTTATTGCTTCTTCTAATGCACTAGTCATTGTCGGTATGGCTTCTGCTGTACCGGCTACTCCGCCAATTCCAAACTGAACAACACCTTTTTCTCCAAGATTATACATATCCTGATCGGTCGTTCCATAAGCGTCAATAATTGTTTGATAAAGTTCTACTGCTTCTTCTCCAACTACCTGCTTGCCATTAACGAACACTCCGCCAAGATCATCTATTGCTTCTACAGCATTCTTAGCAATGACGCCAAAATTAATCTTTTTTATCGCTTGTTGTAATAAATTGTATTCATTAGTATGCTGTTCCAATAACTCATTTGCCGAATTATATTGTGACGTTGCTTTTGCAACCTCATCTCTAAGTGTCTTTTGTGTTTCTGTTATTTTTGTCTGTTCATCTTCCAGAAAAACCATTTGCTTTACGAGTTCATCATGTGCATCACCTGCATTTTTAGCTTCTATGCCATTTGCTTTTAATGCATCTGTATTTCGTTTCCACCAGTCATTTAAGTCCTCGGTTGCACCTATATCGGATAAGATTTCGTTTAGTTTATCCAACGCTTCTGCGTTATCTTTGTAGTTCTGCTCTGATACTTCCAACTCGACATTAGCTTCCGCAAGTGCCTTACTGTACTGCTCTACAACATCTTTATATCCTGCAACTCTATAATATTCTTTCTGTGCTTCTATAGTCTTTAATAGTTCTTCCTTTTGTGCTATATATTTTCCAGTAGTCATATCAATCTGATTTGCTAATTCTGGACAAATATCAATAAGCTGTTGTGCTCTCGTTTTTAATGTTTCTTGATCTGCTGCTGTTAAGCTCGTCTTGTCTGCAAGTTCGAAATATGAATCTGCAAGCTGTTGAAGCTGATCTGCACTTGCTTCGGATTTAGATGTTAAATCCTTTGTAGTGTCAGCTAAATCTCTTAGATTTTGTGCAGCATCTTCCATTTTCTGGTTATTTGATCCTATTTCTTCCTCAAACTCCAAAAACTGATCTGCAATCTCTTTTTGCCAACTTTTATGGAAATTATATACAGCTAACCCTATTGCTGCGATCGCCGCTGCTATTGCTAAATAAGGATGCGCAACGACAGTAGCTGCAAAATTCAAAAGAGTATCTTTTATTGCCAAAATCTTTGTCTTAATATTGTCTAATGCTGATAACGTAATGGTTGATATTTTTATTGCTGCAATTACTCCAAGAATGGTTGCTTCTATTGGTGCAGCAGAAAATATACCAGACCATGTGCTTAGCCCAGCATTTATAGCTTTCCAAATTACCTGCGCAATTTTTCCACATATGCCAAGCCAATCTATATCAGACAGGAACTCTCCGATTTTCTTTCCAATCCTATACCAATTCACTCCATCAATAGCAGAAATCATTGCATCAAGCAAACCTTTCGCCCATGTATTCAATGTTCTTGCCAAAAGAGTAAACTTGAAAGTTTTGAAAAATTTATTAATCCCTGCTGCAATAGAATTTCCAAAATTCTTCCAGTTAAATCTCGTTCCAAAAGAATTTAAAAACTCCAATGCAGTATTCAATGCCCCTGCAATCGTTTTTCCTACATTTCCAAACAGTCTCTGATTGATAAGACCATTAAGGAAATCTGCCAAGCCTTTGCCGAAGTTTCTTGCCTTGGAATAAATCTTATCCCAGTTGATAGACTCCATAGCTTTTGATAAGGCATCACTGATGTATTTTCCAAGTTGTTTCAGATTTTTAATATCACTTTCGTAATTTTTGAAAATAGTATCTGTCTTGACGAGTTTACCGCCACTGGCACCGCCTGATGCGCCACCGCCGCCGGAACCGCCCGAACCTTTTTTGCCCGAACCATCATTTGTTGTAATCAGTTTCAATTCATCAAACTGACGGACACCCTTATTCATCTTGTCAATGTTCTTTGCCGCCTGTCCGGTATTGTCAGCAACATCGCCTGCGCTCTCTGCCGCATCTGAAAAACTATCTGCAAGACCTGCACCGGAATCCTCATATTTCCATCCGAAGATTGCGCCTAAAGCGTTTGTAACCTTTGTTACAAAGCTGATAACAACCAGTAAAACAGAATTGAGTGCTTTTACGAATGGTTTAAAAGCATTGATTAATGCTCCACCAATAACACTGCCAAGCTGTTCAAACGACTGTTTTAGAATTCTGATCTGGTTCGCCCATGAATCAGCAGTACGCGCAAAGTCCCCCTGCGCTGTCTGCGTATTGGCAAGGACGTACTGATACCGGAGCATTGTCTTTTCAGCCTGTGACATAGACTCGATATCAGAATCTAATCCCTGTTTCATCGCCCACTCTTTAAGGGTTGCCTGTGTAAGATCAAGACCGTAATCTCTTAATGGACGTGTCTGTCCGGTAAATATTGCAGCTAAATCCTGCGACACAACATCCTGATCTATGTTATACAGAGATGCCATATCAGCAGTTAATTTTGTTAAATTCAAAGACACATCAGCCATGGAATCAGACAGACCAATATAGCCATCTGTCTGTTTGTTCAAAAACTCATTGGCTTTCTTTATCAAACTGCTGTCAATTCCCATGGCTGTTCCCATTGCTTGGAATCGGCTTGCCGTCTGTTTCAGTGTCAGTTCTGACATACCGAACTGACGTATAGAATCCTGTGCAAAGTCATTGACTTTCTTTGACATGTCCCCAAAAGTAACATCAACAACGTTCTGAACCTCTGTTAATGCGGATGATATGTCGATTGCATTTTTTATTCCTCTTATCGCTCCGTACAGACCAAGATAAATCCCCATAGAGGACAAAATCTGTCTTGTGAATGACTTGAGTCCAATCAATGCTTTCCCTGTGGATGTCTTAAATCCAAGGAAAGAACCGGAAAGATTACTGATGCTGTTATTTAATCCAGTAATCGCACCTCCAGATCTGTTTGAAAGATTTCCAAGTGCCTGTGTCATTTGTAAAATATTTGCGCTTACATTTGGTGCTTTTGAGAGTGTCTCAAACAGATATTTAAGGTTATCAGCAAGCAAAGGTATATTTGTTACTGCACGTCCGCTTGCAACGCTTCCAAGCCTTGATATGGCTGTCACAAGGTTACTCATATTCGTCATATCAAAATTCAATGCACCTATCTTGTTCATCTGGCGTACAAAGTTTTGTAACTGCGCAGATAAAGCCGGCAGATTCTTTGTCGCCTGTGTAGATGCCTTGCCACCAATTTTCGACAGTGCCGACACCATGCTTGTGAGTCCGCTTGTATCAACAGCTTTAACACTTGCTATTCCAGATGCAAGATCTCTTACGGCAGAAGATATTCCGTGGATAGAATTTGCATCAACACCAGAAAATTTGTTGAGTGCTCTGACCATAGATGTTATTTCCGTAGATTTTCCACCTTTGAATCCAGTCGCAGCATCGGAAATGCTTCTGATTCCGCTTGCAATATTTGAAAGTTTTGCAGTGTCAAACGATATGCTTTCCCGGAGCCTATTCATGCTGTTTACAAGGCTTTCTATGGAATTACTTGCTTTTGCAGAGTCAGCTTTGATTTTTATTTGTAATTCATCAATGTCTGCCATATATGCACCAACTTTCTATGCAAAATAAAAAGACGGTAGGCTGTGACACCTTACCGTCCTTGATCTACTCTTTTAATTTTTCTCTTGTAACCGGTCCGCATTTCTTATCTACTGTAATTCCGACTTTTTTCTGGAATGTTCCAATACCGGTCGCCGTATCATTTCCAAGAATACCGTCCACATTACTGTTTCCCTTTTTATCTTTTTCATCCAGGCATCCGTGATAAATAAGCTCCGTCTGAAGCCATCTCACATCATCCCCTCTCATGCAAGGGAATTTTTTCTTTAAAATCCTTGCAGGTTCCGGGTATGGGTTTAAATGATCTTTTACATTTTTTCTAGGGTTTCCGCTTGTCACAATCGCTGTATGACCTTTTGTTTTTGTGACAATAACATCTCCGTTGTAAAGAACCATTCCTGCCGCATAACCTCCAATGTCATCAAACATGCCACTCGAAAGAAGTACAGATTTTTCATTTGCTGTGGTGAAATTTCCAACATCTTTTCCAGTTGCATGAATAATGCATGCACGTACCGTTGTGCCGCAATCTGCTTCTGTTTTTACTTTTGAATTAATACCATATTTGACAATTCCAAGCCGGTGTCCCTGACAGTAGCCAATATTATCATTATTGCACGCTGTAATCATTGATTCTGCCAGTTTATCCGCCATATCTTTTGTTTTTGGCCTTAACACATACCATCCTTTTTTATGAACATAAAAGTTTTGCATACTTACTTCTGTTCCGGTCTGATCTCCCGGTCTCCCACCGGTCAATTTTCCATTTTCATCATGTCTTGCAGATCCAATTCTCATATTTATACCTCCAAGTTCTTTTCTGGTTTTGGGTGGCTCAACTCATAGTTTGACTGCATGACTTTAAGTTTTGCCACAAATAGCTCTCTCTGTTTCTTTATTTCTTCTTCCGTCATTTCTGAATCATCTTTCCCTTGTTGCTCATTGATTGGTTTTTTAATATACTTTGATTTTGCTTTTCGTCCGGCAAGGCAATGTTCTACTGCCACCGATACCGCAGACAATCCGTATGTTCCAAACCACATCCACATCTCATTGTCTCTTTGCTTTTTATCTAAGTTGTAAGCATCCGCATAAGGCTGTAAATCAGCCGGGCAGGACGTGTCTATGTCACGCACGGTAAATCCATACCCTTTTGTAACTAAAAGCCAGAATGGGCGGATTTCCGCACAATATGTTCCCCATGTAAGTTCTCTCTGTTCTTCTACTTTTTCCTCGGAGTTTTCTTCTCCGCTTCTTTCTGATCTGCTTTGAGCAGTTTTGATAAAAAACCGTTTTCAAGCAGCTCCGCTAAAAGTGCATTGTAAAGTACCTGAACATCTGCATCTTCTCCGTCAAAGTAATCATCCAGCATGGCATATACTTTTCCAAGCTGCTGTTCCTTTTCTCCCTCATTGTCCGGATTGTATCCAAGTTCCTCTTTGTGAAACTTCTGCGCGCCTACAAGGATTAACTCTGGAAGAAATAAAAGGATTTCGTCAACCGCTTCAATATCTTCCATCTGGTCTAATTTTGCTACTTTCTTGATAATTCCGCTTTTCACGGTTGCTTCATATCCAAACTTGATCTGTAATTCTTTCTCGCCAAATTTTAATTTTGTCATTTTCTTTCCCTTTCTCCCTCTCATATAGGGAAATGGCAGTCCGAAGACCGCCCTGTTCTTTTAAATTGTTTCTTCAAGCTCTGGCTCGGTTGTCTGGTTATCGTCAGCCGATTCAACCGAACTATTCGACTGACGTGTTATTCCCCCGGTGTAAAAGCTACAGCGGTGTCCATGCCCTTGTATTCCTCAATGGTAAGGTTCATTTCAACCGTCAAAAGCTCATTCTGACCAATTTCCGGCTGTGGGATCTGCTCCGGTGGCTGTGCGACAACAAAAAACGCATCGGTAAATCCAGGAATAATAGTTTCAAACCACATTCTTTTCCCGCCGGAAAGCTCCTTGTACGCTGCGATAAGTGTTTCCCACTCTTCCTTTGTGGCATCCGTAAGGTTTACCGTGATAGGGAAAGAGCCACCGGTATCTGCGCGCCCCTTTACATATCTGGTAATAGCATCTTCTAATGCAGATGCGTCAATCTGTTCCGGCTCAATGTTGATACCGCCGATTGCGTTAATTCTTGTAAGCTGTTTAAACGATGTAGGCTTTGTTCCGGCTGTGGTTTCTGTTCCATAGCCAAACGTAATGCCTAACGTAGACAATCCTGCTTCTGCCATTTTTACCTCTCTTTCTACCGCCAAATAATGCGGTTATCGGGCACATCTTTTTGCACCCGGTGCATAAAAATAGAGCCTTTCGGCTCTTTTACATCAATCTGTCGTTGGCTCCGATTATCCGCCGGAACCTTGCAACGCTTCTAAATTTTTTCTCACTGTCATTTTTAAACTCCGGCATTGCTGTGATTTGAAATCGCATCTGTTTAAAGGCATCAGCTAAAATAGCCATAATCCCTTTTGCATCACTCTGCTTTGTGTTTGTAATGACGTCAACCTGTATTGTTTCCTGCACCGCATTTACGGATGTGCCCTCTAAATCTGCCCCACGTTCAAGCCCCGGCATCTCATGTATGTAAATAGTCGGAAAAACAGGGTCTTTATCAAGGTTCTTTTCAACCGTTGTAAATGCAGTGTCAAAATTCATGCTTTTGTATTTTTTCTTGAGTTTTGGTTTGGCTATCGTTACAACATTGGAGAAAATGTTTGTTTCAAGATCAAATACCCACTGGTTGTCTGCCATTATTTAACCACCTCATATGTTTTCTTGAAAATATCCGGCTTGCATGGATATAATTCTCCACTTACACCGCGGATAATATAATCTCCAACAGTAACATGATGGTTTCCTTCAAGCGTCTTAATGTAAAGTTCGCATGGCGGCGCGTCTTCTGAAATCGGATTCTGGTAAAACAAAACGCCTTTTTCAAATGCTTCTGACGCCCATTTCGGCACGTACCAATTACCGTCTTTATCCTTTAAATCACCGTCATACTGAAATGCTTCAATTACTACCGGTTTTTTCCTGTACTTCATTATCCAAACACCTCCTTCGCTGTCTGTGTAACAATCTGACGCAATTCATTTGCGGTCAGATACATAAATGGTCGGCTTGGCATTCCCTCTGTAAACCACCAATCGCCATTGTCGTCCTGATAAAACCATCCATATCTTCCATCTGAAATCTGATGGATAGTTTTTCCACTTGCATACTGCCACGAAACACCCTCTGGCAGTTTTCCCGGATAAGGGCTTTGCTGTCCCACAATTCCGGTTCCAAACTCAACAAATGCGGCGTGTTCTGTACCGGCTATTACCGCCCATATCCCGCCGCCCTTAGTGCTTCCTTCATATTCCGCGTGAACACTTGAAATCAGTTCCGATGTAAATATTGCGTCAAGGTCAGCAATTTGCACTCTGGCAATCTCTACGCCCTTTTCCGCGAGTTTTTCTGCCAATAGCTGACATTTATATGTCAAGCTGTTTTGATAGGCTCTAAGCTCTCGTATGGCGTTCTGAACAGACTTTTCAGACAGGCTCATTGTGATTACTTTCTTCCCCATTCAGCACCTACTTCACATTTTTTTGCAATAAAAACAAATCAACCGTCAATCCTTCGTCTGCGACACCTTTTACGATGTAATCAGCCGAATTTTCGTCAACGATTGTATTCTCTTCATCTTTGTACTTTACGTCTGATTGTTTCCATACCAAAGAGCCGACGTTCAATGGAAGTTTCCCTTTATCCTCGACAATCTGAACAAAGTTTGTGGAATTGTCAACGCCAAACTCTTTTATAAGTGCTTCACTCAACTTATTGCTGATTGAAGAATAAAAAACCACAGGCTTCTCATAACCTGTGGTATACTCTCCGGTTGTTTTCGGTATTTTGTTTCCGTCATCGTCAAGGTAATAAATTACATTGCCATCAGAATCCGTGTATGAGGAATACTCAATGTTCCCCTCTTCATCCGTAACGTATACCGGAACTTTCCCGCTTTGTAACGAATAACACATTTTTTGCTTATTCAATTCAAGCATTTCATTTCACATCCTTGCCAAACCGTTTCCACAGTTCAGACAATTTTTCCCAGCCATACATTGCAACAAAAGCAACAATAAATCCTGCAATAATAGCCGCCAAAATCATGTACCATAAAATTGTCATCTGAATATACTGCATATATGCCACAAATGCAGCTACAGTAATTCCAATGGAAAGTACAAACACAAGAATGTCTGTCGGCACCTTAGAAAACGCTCCTACGCCCTTGATAACCTGTGTTATTACAGATACAACAAAAGCAAGTGCCCCAATGATTGCCAAAATGATTGTCATATTGGCAATAACGCTCTGTAAAATGTCCATGATTACACCTCCTTATCATCATTAAGACGGTTTTCAATTCCGTCAATTCTGTGATGCGCTGATTTCACACTTTCCTCAACTTTAATAATCCGGTTGTCATGTGAGTTGATTTCTTTTCTCATCTCCGAGACTTCATTCTTAATATCCGTCGTGTTGTTTGAGATGGCATCCAGTTTCATATTGATGCGTGTATTTTCTTTCACGCGTTCCTCAACATCCTTTGTGTCTGTTCGCTTGTTATTCTTTAATCCCATATAGACGGAAAAACCGAGTGATAACACGCTTATAATGATTGCTGTAGATAATTCTATCGTCACATCATATACCGCCTTTCTTTGTAATTGGCACACCGCCCACCACCGCTCAATGTGTGCCGCCTGCTATCGTTTTGTCAATGTCGGCAACACGATAACGCTCAATCTTCTAAACTCCTCGAAATCGAGGGGTTATAATGATTTTATAAACGGAAATACTCCCACAAACAAGCTTTCCCTGTCTTTCCAGCTACGGCTTACGCCGTTTTCTGAATAGCTTGCCATATAGGCTTCTCCTGCCTGTGAATGGTCGTACACGGCTAAATTGACGATTACATCTTCAAACTGTTTCAAGTCTTCGGATATTTTTTCATCCGTGTAGCTTTCCGGGTAATTCCGCTTGCTTACCACTTCATTTCTTGCCTGCTTGATAAGCTGTTCGATGTAAGGGTTATCTTCTTTCTTGTCGAACACAACAACATCAGAAGTAACACCATCTTCATCCGTAACGGTTTCAATATGAAATTGTTTCAGCCTGATTTTTACCTGCTCTAATGTTGTATATTCGTCCATTCTTCCCCACCTACAATCCGAACTGCTCGATCAAAATGCGTTTCAGTTCCGCTCCGCTGATTTCTTCTGCACCTTCAATTCCATGTTCAGCGGCAAGTGCCTGTAAATCAGCAGTGCTCATTCTGTTAATCTCTGTCTTGGTGTACCCGCCGGAAGATTTCTCTCCCGGAACAATGTCCGGGATTTCATCTCCTGCTTTGTACCATCTTCCATTGCGCTTTACCGTATATTCAGCAATCATACCGCACCTCCTACGCAACTTTCATGACAACAACGCTGTCCATGCCCTCAAAAGTAGGCAATCCGATCATTGACACAATGCAATGCGTGTTGATCGGATGATTTGTTGCGTATGTATATACCGAAATACCGGTTTCTACAATAGAAAGGTTTCCGTCTGTCAAACTTCCGCTTCTCTCTTCCGGTGTCTTTCCAAAGACATAATCTCCAAGGTACACGCCGGATGCCTGCGCTGAAATAACTCCTGTAGGAATAAAATATTTGGTGGCACCGTCTGCAGGGTCGATGTAAAGTTTGTCGTAAACTTCAATCTCGATGCCGTATCCTCTAAGATACTCTGTAACCTGCCCCTGCTGTAAACGAATACCTCCATTGTAAGCAGTAATTCCAAGCACCTGTTTCTTTGTGTCTTCTGCCTTAAGAACCATCTCCCATGTTTCTGTATTCATGCTAAAACGCGCAAGGGAATATCCGGTTTTCTTTGCAAAATCACGTTTAATCTCGATAAGGTCATCAAGTGGCGTTGCTGTTTCGGATGCAGACCATTTATCGGTATCGCTTCCGGAGATATCCTTGTAATGATCTCTCTTGTGCGCCACTCCATTGTCCGAAGTATAATCCACATAGTAGCTCTTTCCGCCAATTGTTACCTGTACTCTTGGAATACCATCAGATGGTGCTAATAACTGCCAAATCTGGCGTTCCGGCACTACTCTTGCTCCTTCAATAAGCATCATCGGTTTTTTGCTGATTTCTCTAAGCACCTGGTTTGCCATGTTGGAATTTTCTGCCGACTGGTAATTTGCATACTCCTGCTCTTCACGCTCTGTTACCATGTAAGATTCACGGTAGAACGGCATTTCGTTCTGAATGTCAGAAAATCCACCGACGTCTCTTAGCTCTGCCTGTGCATCAAAATTGGATGCCTTTAATGATACTGGAAGACCGTTTTTCCCTTTGATAAATCTAAGCTCAAGGCTGTCCTGTTTTCTGGTTCCAAATTTCTGTCTACCTAAGTAAGGCGCAGAACCAAGCGTTTTTTCATAATTATTCCACATAACCCCAAGGCTTCTTGCGGTAAATGCTTCTGCTAATGGTAATGCCATTCTCTAATACCTCCATTTCTTAATCAAAAAAAGTGACACGCGGTGTTGCTGCTTTTGCAGTTGCTTCCACGGTCACTCCGTTCGCTGTTACCTTTGCGCTGTCAATAGAACCCTGATATACATAAGTTCCAGGCGCATCTCCCATTGTTACGTCAACATCTTCCAGAAGATACCCTTTGCAAGATTCGTCATTGCTTGGAAAAGGTGTCCCAGCCTTTGCAATCTTCTTTCCGTTTGCATCGGCACTTGACACCATTGTCTGCGGAACGATGCACGCCGCACCCTCATAAGGAAAGAATTTTAAAATTCCTTTACTCTGTGTAAAGTCTCTTTCAATCGGTTTTCCCATAATTTACCTCCTATAAAACATAATGGTCTTTGGCTTCTACATTTTTTGCCGGTTCGCCAAAGCTGATACTTTCGGCATTTTCAACATCTGCCGTTTTTTTATTCTCTCCACCTGCAGTACCGCCGCCCGGATTTTCAGTATTATTTGCAATCTCCTGTTCCTTTGCCTGCGCTGCTGCGGTTTCCTTTTCGGATGTAATCTTTCCAAGAGCGTCATAATCAAGGCTTCCATCATCTTTGACGACAGATTTTGCCTGCTCTGCATTGATTTTTAACTTTTCCATCAATGCTTCGCGCTGATCTCTGATGGCGTTTTTCTTCTGCATATCTGCAATCTGCTGATTTGCTGTCTCTAACGCCTTGTTTGCTTTTTCAAGTTCCGTGAGGTTTCCTGCTTCCATTTCATCCAGCTTTTTCTGCAACTCATCTGCGCTGTCTGCCTTTGCCTTAAGCTCTGCTGCTTTTGCCTGTTCTCTCTGTACGGCACTGCCGTAATCAGCAATGATTTTCTCAACATTTTCCTCACTGATACCCATTGCAATTAACTCTTCTCTTTTCATTGATTACCTCCGATATGTCTTTACGAATTTTTGCGGTGCAACGACACCGAATGACACTGTTGTTTTTTACGCTCACAACTTTGCGAATTTTTATAAAATAAAAACAGCCACCGATTACTCGGCAGCTGTCTTATTTTGCTGTTTATTTAATTGGTTTACAATTTCCTGTGCTTTTTGTTCCTGCTCTTCTGCATTATCAATTGTTTTCCACAACGCATCTATATATGGCTTAGACAAGAGGAATGTCTTTTCAGCATCTCCCCAAAGCCCCACCGTTTTAATGGCAATAAGAGGATGTATGCCGCACTCTAAAAGCTGATATAGCGTTTGCGACTTTGTATACATATTGTCTTGCGGGCTATGATTGATTTGCACATCAAAATCCCTCATTGACAATTTCAAATCATTGTCCTTAACGCGTATTACATTTAAGACAACTTTTGCAAGTCTCTTCTCTGCCGATTTCACAATTGGGTCTTTTAATTTTGCTCTTGTCTTTGAAAAATCCCATCCAGCCCTTAATGATACTGCTCCTTGTGTATCTCCTCCAGAGTTTTGGGACTCTCTGTTTGGTATTGCTAATATTGCCAAGGCATTGTCCCACAAATCATCTTTTGCCACCTGACACTGGCTCTGATTTAGTTCCTGCGTCATAATCTCAACATCGGCTTTGTTATCCTTGTTATTGGACTTTACCGTCAAAGCATGGCTCATTTTCATCTCTTCAAACGTTTTTTGGTCGATTTCACAGTTCACAAACTTAACCCAGTACTGAACAAACTGCTCAATTCCATCCATTCTGTTTGACTGCATGTTGTTTATGGCATCCAGAAGCCCTATGACAAGTTCAATGTCCGATATTCTTTCGTGGTTGTTTGGGAACTCAACGATAGGAATGCTTCCAAATGCATGCAATTTCCATTCAGAAGCTACTCCATTTTGAATTTTGCATGAATGACTGTCTGTATAGCACAGTTTGTACCATCTTCCATCCTCATCCTTAAGTTCTTGTACTGCAAGAACCGGTTCTTCCGTGCTCCGATTATAAATAACACAAGTATTCATCGGAGTAGGGGCAACAATCTGAAATGGTATTTCTCCATTTGCAAATCTCACCGCCTTGAAAGATGTTCCGGTTGCTGACTGCCATTCACCAGCTTTAATGTCCTTTTCCTGCTTATTTGCGTCTACAAGATAGTCATTCAGCGCATCTACTGCCCGATTAATTTCATCATCATCTTTTCGACTGATAAACTGTATTGGCTCGCCATATGTCTGTCCTACTTTGAACTGAACAATCTCATACGCATGATTTTCTACTATTTTGTTTGTAATATCAGCATTTTGTACCTTTAATCGGTATAAAATCGTTTGATCTCCTTTGTAATACCGCCATAGGTATTCTATTATGGTTTTGTTGTAATAATAATTACCGATGCAGTCTCCCACCACCTTGACAATATTGTCTGCTGTGATGGTTTCAACATCAGTATATAAAATTTTTCGCCCATAACAGCCTTTAACAAGATCTTGGAGAGATTTATTATTCATAATTGGCTCCTAAATAAACGTCATCCCACTGGATGTTGACCGGATTGGAAGAGATTTTAATTCTGTTTTTCCATTCTCCGGATAAAAAACAACTTTCTTGTGGCATTTTCTGCACTCAACAGAAATTTGCATTGTTGAACGCCCATCGTGTGTGGCAACTTTTCTTCCACACCGCGGGCAATATATTGTTTTTGGTGTATATACCATAAAGTCCTCTTTTCTTTGAAAAAGAAAAAGCACCGGAGATTCCTCTTCGATGCTCTTCCAATGGGGGATGGTAAAGTGTTCAACTATTTGTTGACTTCTTCGATTATAACTATATCATTTTTTCAATATGACATTCTATGACATTTTCAAGTATGTTGCTCCATACTTCTCCTCAAATCTTTTTAATGCAATTCCATGAAGCCTTATTGTCTGCCTCCAGGAGTAATTCATTTCAGTTGCAATAACCTCAAATGTCTTTTTTTCTATGTACTTTGAAAACAACACATTATAGACATTCTCATCTTCCATACTGTCTATCTGGCTGATGATCTTATCTCTTTTGATAATATAATCATCAACCATCGCGTCTATGTTTCTTTCAATTTCATCAATTTTTGCCTGTTTTGTTCCTATCTTGTCAAAATTTGGCGTTGTCATAACTCTTTCTTCGTTTGACACAGCAGATATGCTGCATGCCAGCTCTTTCAGTTGTGCAAGCTCTACCAGCTTATTATTTATCATCCGGTTAAGCCTGCTTATCTGGTTTAGGTAGTCCTTTGTTGTCATATCAATACCTCCTAAACGGATTTACTGCCGCTTCTACTTTAGCTACGTTATTTCCATTTGTCACTCTAAGCGCAAAGTTTGAAAATACATCCGGCACATCATCCAACTGCTTTTTACCGGACACTGAATATCTCTTGAGAAGAGACATCATTACTCCATATGGCTCATTTTGCTTATATAATGATTGGTCTTTAAATATAACGTGCTGTAATATCCAGTTAGAGCACTGGAAAATCCTTGCTTCCTTGTTTGTCTCCGTCGGTGTGTCAGTAATGTTACATATCCATCCTTTTTTTTCGACACGCTTGTTTACTTCCATTGCGACACGGTCTCCGCCGGCGTTTCTCTCAAATTCACATTCCTGCACTTTGTTGTTTGTCAAAACATTTGCTGCATTTTCATACTGCATCTCATAATCTGCCGTGTTATCGCAAACACAATCTACACAGTAGTAATCCTCTCCGTATTTTTGCAATACCGGCAAAACAAAGTAATCCGTTCCTTTTCCCTTGGTATCGCACTGACCGGTTACAATCTCTGGCTCTCCATGTGGCAAATTAAGATACCGGCGTATTTTATCTTCCGGAAACAGCAATCCCTCTCGCTCAATCGGCTCCTGTTTGTAGAGACAGCGATATGATATGTCGTCCATCAATAATTGCTGGTCTTCAAAAAATTCTTTCGTAAACCCAGAAAATTCATAGTCAAAGTTGCTTTCTCCTGTAACTGGGTCTACATCCGGTACCGCAATAACCTTTACTCTCGGATTTCCCTCGTACATATTTTGGATGCGCCCTATGACGTCGTGTACGCTCCATCTTGTGGCAATATGTATTTCCTTGCAGTTCTTGCCGTCCGTGTCCTGTATCTTTCTCTGGCGGGCATCTACGGCATATTTATCCCACAATTTATCAAGGATAATGGGATTCATTGCTTCTTCGATACCGCCTATCATATCGTCAACCAGTAAAAACTTAGAAGCCCTTACTTTACCTGCATTCTTACTACCAACAGACGTACATTGTACGGATGGAAACGATTTGTACTTCCCGACATTAAACTGCTCCATCTTTGCATTTGTGCTTGTCACTGAAAGATCCGGGAAAATTTCATTCCATGTATATTCTTCCGTATTTGTAACAATATCGTACACACCGTCATAGTACATTCTGGTGATATCTCCACTGTGCGAATAAAAAAGACTGAAATCTCTAGGGAACCATCCGGCAACAAGCGCGTGAAACATTTTTTCAACCGTTGTTTTACCCGCACCTGGAACAAGGGATACGCACAGGATGTCATATCTATCATCAATCATGCCTTGCAGCGCATCTATGAGTCCGATTTTTAAGAATTGCTTTCTTCTTGGCATGTAAAACCGCTCTTTAGGCTCTCTCTTCTTCTCCAAATACTGGAAAGCACTATCCACAACTTTGTTTTGCGCTTCTAAAAGCAAAATTCCGTAGTATTTGTCCAGAATTTCATAAGATACCTTGTTTTGGAATGAATATTTCTCTAAATCCCACGGTGTACCGCCAGTGGATTGAAAGATAAACTGCTCCGTCAGTTCTTTCGCTCTGGCAGAAACCTTTAATCCATACTCAACATCCTTTTCCGTCAGAATGGCTACCCTTGCCGCTTCTTCCATGGCATCTATTACCTGTTCATCAACGCCATGCACCTGTATGTAATTTTCATATCCATTTACTGTGGAAATTAGGCTTGAACTTGCCAAAAGAAAAGCACCTCCGCAAAAGCAGAAGTGCCTTAAGACCTCTGCCAATAATTTTTGTTGGTTAGCGACTAACTCCATTTGTTAGCCGGTAATATTTTATTAGAATATTTTACCTGGTCTGTAAGGCTTCCCGTCCGGATCAAATAATGTTGAATTTAAAATCATATCTACACACCTTTTTCTTGCAAAAACACCAACCATCGAATAGCGGCACAGGGAGTCGAACCCTGTCAGATCAAACCATGCCAACCGCTTTCAAATCTGCAATTTCTAATCACGGAAGAGTTTTCTGTTTCCAATGATACCGCTTACCATCCATACATCTTCCATCGACCTGAACTATTGCAGTAGTGCCAGACTAAGTGAAGATAAGGAATTGATGTGGCGTGGATTTGCACCACGCAGGAGTGTACAATCTGGTCATCTATGTTGTCGGTTTCAACCAATTCTCTACGACAATTCCGTTTACCTATTCCGTCACACATCAACACCCAAGGCATACCTAGGATTTTCGCTCGGGCAAGAGCGCAGATACAAGGACTCGAACCTTGACAACGATTTTACTCGTTGGAGAGATTAGCGATCTCCTGTGATACCATTACACCATATCTGCATAGCCGAGCAGTTTCCGTTTTTTACTTGCTCCACACTACCCCAAGTGCAAGTTTCTTTTAGTCAGCGGTTGGCGCCATCTTTTGAATGGCAACCGCTCAATCCAGTTCCCTGTGCTAAGTTTAACCGGTATATTGATTAGCACCTGCATTTCTGTAATAAACGCACTAGGGGTGTACTGGCAACAACACCCATCGAAGCGGAAGGATTCGAACCCCCGACATTCACTTTTATGAACGCTCCAGCCTACGAGCTTCGCCTCGAAACCGCCATACGACGGTTAGCAATCATATTTTTCGTGCCATGCGTTGCACTATCTGGTTTACAGCCTTTCACCAGAAACTCACTTTTTGACAGCTCAGGCACCGTGGGATAGATGCCCGAACTATCAATAGGAATCCGCCTGTATTGCTCGTCAGCAAATTACGGGACAACCATCATCCAACACCAAGCGGTCTTCCGCCTTGCCGTACTTCGCGGCAAACGCCACCGGACGGTCTCGCACCGTCCTTAACAGAAACGTCCTAGTGGCGAAAGGAGAAATACGAACTTTTCGTATTCCGAGATAAGCTTTACACTTATCTCTCAATCGGAACGGCAGGACTTGAACCTGCGACCGCTCGGATATAAGCCGAGTGCTCTACCATCTGCGCTACGTTCCGTCACAGCGCGCATAGCGCGCCGTTTATGATAGTATTTTTGATCTTTTTATTTTGCCGACGTCCACTAACACCGAATAATTGCTTACGCCGAGTTTTTTCTTGCAAAAACCGAATGCCAGTGGACTTAAGCTATACTGGATGCTCCGACTTCTCAGACTGGTGCTCAGCGTCACTATCCAGATTGAGTAAATCTCCGGTGCTGTCCGGTTCCTTTGATTTTGTTATATGTATTCTTTCCTCTGCACAAATGATAGGCAGCTGAAAGCAAATACCAAATATTGGACTATAAAACATTCTGTTACCTCCACATCAGAAACATGTTCAGCAACAGCAACATCACAAGTACCCATAATGCAATTGCTGTTTCTTTGTCTTTGGATTCTCTGCCAGATACAAATAGTATCAGCATAAAAATAACATCCAGCGTCGATATAATCGTTTTAATAATTACCATGGTTGTTTTCCTCTCACAAGTTTCTTTAGCAGGATTCGAACCTGCGAATACTGGAATCAAAATCCAGTGCCTTACCGCTTGGCGATAGCGCTATATTAACACTACTTTTCCGGCATGTAATAGACCATGTTATCAAATACAGTTATTCCCATACAAGGATCATTCATCTCAACGCATCTGATCGATATGTTTTTAGATACTGCAAACATTTCGGCCACCTGTTGTTTATCCATGTTTGTGCTAATAACTTGAAAAGCCGAAAATGCCTTGTGCATATCAGAGAATACTTCTTTTTCTCTACCTAAATTTGCATACGTCCCAATGGTAAACGTTTTTCCATCAACCATAGCAGTTATCATTCCATGATTTGCTGTGAATACCGCTCGGTCAAAATCAAGCGAAACATCTTTGCTTTGTGATACTACTCTCATACTTTTCCATCCAATCTCTTTTTGTTTTTGAGAATATTTAAAGGACTTAGTAGTGCTGATTTTCTCAACCTATCAAACCCCCTCCCCATCCATGCAGAATCATGCTTTGAACATTGATAAATTGTTTGAATTGTTCGTTCAATTCCATTCGTATTTTACAACTATTCGCAAAACCCTTGTTTTGCGTAATGTATCAACGATTTAATGCGCCTTAAGACCATTAAACACTGGGCTTTAAATTGTTTGAATTGTCTATTGCGTTTTTCTCGCTTTTTTCAACCAGAATTGTCGGAGTTGTTCGGCAATCCTATACAATTATTAGCCCCAAGACGTGGCAGTTCTTCGGCTGTCAACGCTCTTGCTCTGGGTCCCTGATCTCTAACGCCCGGCATATTGAAACCGCAATACTTGTTGAGTGATGGCATGTAGCACATCGGGTTATTCTTCCCAGAAGTCTGTAAACCTACAAGGCTCTCCTCTCTCATTTGGTCAATCTTTTTGCAAATGTCGGAGCCTGATGAGCCTAGCTGCACGCCGTTAACCCATCCGTTTAATGTATCTCTATGTATTCCAGTGAAGAATACAAACCCTGTAATATTAATTATCTTCTCATAGTCATTGCAAAGGTCTATATATAAATCTAATATATTATTAACCTTGTCCGTGTCATAGGCATTATTTATATTATTATCATCCTTAAGATATTTTGGATTTGTTTTAAATACATGCTCATAAACATATTTACAACAATTGTACCATCTGTTTTGGGATACCTTACACATATCAGTTATATTTCTATCTTCCATCCAGAGATGTATATACATGTCGATATCACTTTTAAAAACATCAACGGTATTATTATTTATTTCCTGCGTTTCAACTGTTGACATGTTATATATCTCCTCTCTCCAGTACCGGAATACTTAAAATAAAAAATGCAACTGATACAATCAGATCATGATGATCTCGACTGTACCGGCTGCATGAAGTCCGTTTCTTTCGGGACCTCGACGGCTGCCGCCGCCCGTTGCCCGAATGCGTTTTTAATTTAATAAAACAATATCATTCTATCATTTTCTTGTCAAGGTATATTTTAAAATTAAATTTTAAGCCTGTATATTATATATATTATTTATATATATATACTGCCTTATTTATAATATATATTTTTAATATTACAAGAGAGAATATACTCTTTCTCTAACTCTAGTGTCTATATCTACGTTGCAAAAATGTTGCAATTTGTTGCATTGGTGTTGCAATAGTGTTGCATTGCAACAAAACTAATACTATTCTATCATTTTACCTTGTCCGTAATAAAATTATCATTCTTGAAATTTTGTGAAAATTTAACAAAGATTTTCTACGTTTTAAACAAAAAAAGACAGCTATATTTCAAGCTGTCAAATTATCAATACTCATTTCAATTATTCAATTTCAAACCCTACCAGCTCCCACTGATCCGGTTCTCCGTCCTCATCGTAAGATACAGGATCGTTAATTTCTTTAACTCTAAAACTCGGTGTATCTTCATCCAACGCCGCGCCTGTGCTGTCACACTTCCATGCTTCCATTGTCTCGCCGTTACTGGTATCGTGATCTACTGCGATCATTCCTAACTCTTCAACCTTGAAAATTTCTACTGCAAAATGTCCTTCCATCTGTCCTAACTCTTTTAAAATCTTTAACATAGCTTTTTCCTCTTTTCTTTCTTCTCTGGATGTGCTATATTCAAATAGCACACATTTCACTTGGTATGGTTTTTGTGTGTCGGGCTGGATTTTCTCCAGCCCTTTTGTTTACTCCTTGTCCGGTGTCGGCTTATACCGGTCATCTCCGGTCTCGATGTAGAGTAGAAAATCATTTATTTTCTTTTCACTCCATCCGGCTGCCCTAAGTCCAAGAACAAGTCTAGCGTTTTCCTGCATGTTCATATCTTCGCTCATTTTTCTCCTTTCCGGCTTTCGCCTATTGCCTTTCGACAATATTATAATAACATTAAAATATAATTTTGTCAACACTAATTTTAGTGTTTTAAAAAAATCTTATTTTTTCTTCATCAGTCGGAACGATTTCCAATACATCCGACGGCTGACATCTTAAAATAATGCAGATCGTGTTAAGCGTGTCTGTAGTGATTCCCTTCCCTTTTCTCAAATTCTGCATAGTCGCTTCACTCATTATCTTCTCTTTTCTCATCCGAGTAGAAGTGTATCCGTGTTTTGAAAGCTCTTTCAATACATCTATTTTATAATTAAACATTTTTTTCACCTCACATTTTTTATTTACTACATTATATATAGAATCACTCTAAAAATCAACATGAAAATATTTTACAAGAACACTCTTTTTAGTGTTGACATGCACCAATATTAGTGTTATTATAATCTCAACAGGAAAACAAGGAACGGAGGAAATCAAAATGGTAGATAAAAAAATAAAGGATTTTACAAAAGGAATTGAAGAGATCGCAAAACTTCATCCAGCAGATCAGGAAAAGGTTTTTCAAATGGTTGCCGATCGAAACGGCGCCGCCGCTGCTGGATACGTTGAAAAGAAAGTAAATGATTATGAAACAGCAAGAAACATGTTAAAAAAATTCTTTAAATAACGGGAGGATTTACAAATGACACAATTAGAAAATTTGAAAAACCAGATCAAGGAATTAGAAAAATCATGTGATGAAGCGCGTGATAGAATTAAAAACGAGAACCTGCCGTTTTTAAACATTTATGAAAACAGAGCTGCATTTTTTATCAACAAAATAGAAGTTGTGAACGTGTCAGATCTGGGAATAAGGTTTTGTATTATTTTTGAAGATGAAAAAGAACTTGCAATCACGGTCAGTGATTATATAGAGAATATAGCATTTTAAGCCGGGAGCATTCCCGGCTTTATCCAGTTACCGGACTCATTCCGGTGCTTTTATTCAAATGCACCTTGACAATTCATACTTAGGTGCCGTAGATAATCGTTACGGTCATGGTTCCGGTACAGATTATACCGGTTCAATGCAAATGGCATACCACGATCACCTGTGGCAATACTAAAATCCGGCATACAGACTGAATGGAAACACTTCAAGTGTTCCATGTATTTATCCGGGTTATTCCACAGTCTTTGAAACTTTGAATCGTCAATATAAAAATTCACATTTAATTTTCTATGCCCTTTTATCTTTTGTGAAAAGCTCTCTCCAAAATCTATGGAGTCATCCGGCAAATAATCCAAGCTGCATGCCGGGACAATCGGGATCTGATATTTTTCATCAAGCTCCGCTCCATAGATCATATATTCTTTCATAACATCAAAAGATGTATGACATCCATTGTACAATACTATCACCCCAAAAACATTTTACTATTTTTCTTCTTGACAAACAACTTCTTTTGTGAAAAGCAAAGAACGTGCGGCGTAATCACTTCTGCTTAGTTCATTTATCAGCTTTTCCCTTGTCATTTCTGGGTTTGTTCTGTGAATATACCGCAGCAATTCATCTATTTTGTCCACTATGCTGCCCTCCAATCAATGTTTGACATCAGATCATCCAAAAGATAGATCAAATCAGTACCGTACAGGCTGATCCAGTCCGCAAGATACTCTTCCTGCTCAATCGGCATATGAATGTTATAGGAAAAGCAAAAACAATGACATAACTCATGAGCCAGTATTTTGCGCAAATAGCCATTTTCTGGTTTATCCGAAACATATATTATCCTATCATTCCAATCAGTCACAGCAAGGCTAATAGAGCCATCAGAGCGCATTAATTTATGACTTGCGCCGTGAACAAATTCTATTTTCCATTCAATACCATTTATCACAAACATATTTACCTCCAAAAAAAGAAACCACCAGCCAAATATCAGCCAGTGATTTCTAAATTTAAAGTTATTCTTCTTGCTCTTCAATCAACAAATAATTAATGTACCTTGTTGCTGTTCCAGCAAGTTCTTTGCTGTAGTCTAGCAAGTCCATCTTGTACTCCGGTTTATGCCCATATGTGACTGTATAGAACTTTTCCACAAGTTCTAAGTTATGTAAGTCAGACAATTCCACAAGAATTTTGTGATATAAAAATTTTCTCGTCCATCCGAACCGGTCACAGATAATTTTGAGTTTCCAGTTATTTTTATTAAACCATTTACCACTTTCTATCTTTTTTACGATGCTCCAGCGTGCAAACGGGTCTTTCTCCGTAATTGCAGGCTGCGGTTTTTTCAGCGCTTGTTCCATGTCGTGAAATCGTTTCACATATCTAGCAGTAAAGACAATTCCCTTTTCCCCGTTAAATTTGTTTGCGAGGAACTCACAGCCCATGCGGGTTACTTTGTAGCATGGCATCTCCTTATTTTGTTCAGATAAGTATGTAGACGGTATAAAATAGTCGGTGACAACAATTTTGTTGTCTCCTAAAATTTGTATAATTCCTTTGATTTTTTTCGTTCCGTCCAGCTTTCTTAAAATCTGCCAGTGCGGCATTTCCATCATGTCCGCAATGTCGATAGTTGTCAGTGTCAGTTCTTCTTTGTTTTCTGAAATCTGAATATCGTTCATCAGCAAATCCCCCATTTCTGCTTAAATGAAATAATTGTTTTCAAAATAAACTGCAAAAATTTTTCGTCCTGTATGCTCTGGATTTCCGTTATCAGCTGTTCTTTCATCTCGCACCGCCTTTCTTGTCGGATGCAAGGTTACTTGTAAAAATCCAGACACATCTTAAAAAGTGTTCGCTAAGTA